AGCCGTACGCTACTATTGAGGAGCAGGTGATTTCTGGTGTACACCCGGTAGTGGCGGAATATATGCTACCTACGACCAAACCTCTGGCCCAGGGTGCCCGCCTTGTGGTGCCCCATGTCCTACCCCCTCCCCCGCCCGCCCGGCCCCTACTTGGTACCGTTCTGGCCCAGGGTGAGGCCCTCTGGCCCGACCACCCGTACCTCCCCTACGTAGGTGGTCTAATTGAGCATGAAAGCTGCATTTCTCTGACTCATTCAAGGTGCTGGAGCCCTACGTCTCGTCTTAAGACAGAAAAGGAGGAAGGCGCAGGCCTTGGGCAATTTCACCAGAGCTTGGAACCCTAAGACGGGTCAGCTAAGGTTTGATGTAGTCCAAGAGCTTATGGAGAGGTACCCTAAAGAGCTTGGAGAGCTTTCATGGAGTAATATCTATCAGAGACCTGACCTTCAGATCATAGGTATCTATCTTAAGCTTAAAGAAAACTATGATCAATACAAATTTACCAGAGAGCCTCTAGCGTTTGCTGATGCTGCCTACAACGGAGGTAATGCTGATGTTCGTAGGGAGATTCGCGCTTGTAAGTTAGGGAAGGACTGCGACCCTACAATCTGGTTTAATAATGTTGAACGCTTTTGCGTCAAGAAACCGGGCGCACATACTGGCGGTAGGTCAGCGTGTGAGATCAATAGATACCATGTTAGAGATGTATTTAATCGTGCGGAGAAATACCGTGCAAGCTTAGGTAATAAATAATATTACTTACTGGCCACTGATTCCTTAATTGGAGTTGGTGGCCAATTTTTTCGTATAAAAAGTGAGAAAAATCATGTATCTATAATAGAAGAATCTTTTAAGAAGGAGTGATTCTCTATGAGTTACGCTAATATCCCTGCTATCTTTGCTGCTGTTTATTCTACTGACGCAAGCAACGAACAGTTCTTTAGCCTTAAAGACGCTAGTGGTAACTTGATGCCTGCTGCTTATCTTAAGGAAGCTCTAGCATTTGTCGGAGCAAATTCGGTTAATGAGCTCGCCTCAATTATCTCCGTGGTGACCACTACAGATATTGAACTCGAACTGCATGAATAGATTTGGGATAGCACGGAAGTCTGTGCTGTTGAAGGTATCAAAAGAGACGTGTCTACCTGCGACTTTACTTGGGTAGACCTATTTACAGGATATATAAATCTTGGAGACAAGACTGTTCCGGTATTCTACACACAAAACGCGTGTCCGATTGCGATATACCTTAGCAACAAACATTTACCTGATTTAAAGGAATTGGCTGACTTCAATACGGTACTTAAACAATTTTAAATTTAACCAATTAGAAGTCGCTATGGGACTCGAGATTACCTCTCATAATAGACCACCTGCGCAGGAAATTGGGTCTAAAAACTGAGAAAAATCACGTATCTATAATAGAAGAATCTTTTAACCAAGGAGTTACTATGACTGTGTCTATCATTATCGTTTTCGCTATTTTAGCCGTTGCCATGCTTGTTCTTGTTTTGGTTGGTTACTATCTTATTGTTAAGCTTACCAAACGTGTTAATGAGCTTACCGTGCTGTCTGCAAGTTTGGTTAAGTCAAAAGCAGATCAGGACGCTTTGAATGAGATGTTGTCTGCTAGGATGGAAACCTATGGAGAGCGTATCAACTCTTTGCTCGAGAATATGCACAAAGTAGAAAATAGCATCTTGTCGATTAAATCGGCTTCCGCTACAGTTTCCATTATTAGAAAGCAAAAATCCTTAATCGACCGTGTGTTCAGCCGCTAATATTTAGCATTTAGTATTTAATTTCCCTCTCTAAACCTTTTTAAACCAACTGGAGTAAATCATGACTTTCACTATTATCTTCCTGATCGTCGCCCTCTTCGCGCTCATCTCTATCTGGCTCAGCTTGGATGCCTTCAAGAAAGGCCAGACCGTCTTGACTGCTGTCTACATGTTCTGTGGTATTACGTATACAACTATCGTAATGACTAATAACATCATTGCGGCGGTAGCTGCAGTCAATGCAATCGGATACGCCCTTGTCGGGTGTGCCATAGGTGCCATTCTGGGCTTTGCAGTGATGTTCGCTATTGACTGGATTAAGGAAATGAAGAACAAGCAGCAGGGTCTTGTATATGAAGTGTAGGCTAGCGCGCTGACTATTACAGTCTGTGCAATTATAGTGGGTGTCTTGTTTACTTAGCAGTAGCAAGATACTCTCATAAGTTAACAAACCTTATCCCTTATTTGTTTAGTCTAATCAACCAATTTATTAGGAACCAATCATGACTATCATTATCGCTCTGCAAATTGCCTGCATCATTGTGGCTCTGTTCTTCGGCTTTCGCGCACTCCTTGGGGTTATCACAAAGAGGTCTCTCCTTGCTAAGACCACCTCGTTGGTGATTAATAGCTCTATTGCTGCTGCCGGGGTTTATGTGGCAAAGGCTGGCATGCTTACCTGGATGTCTTGGTATGCCGGTATAAGCGTGGCTCTGTTTCTTGCAGCACCACTGATTATATTTGTGTCTACCATTGTGATCCTGTTGGTGTACGCCAGCATTAAACTAGGGCGTAAGTTAGAACCAAAGGTTTATGGGTATGCTAGACCAGAGTATACTACAGCTTTCTGACACTTAGCGACACCGCGGGCTGCTGAGAGGCGGCCTGCTATTATATCAACTCAATTTTAAAAATTATGAGCACTGCCACCGCTAAAAAGCCTTTAATCAATTTGAATGCTTACCACTCTAACCTTGGAGTATTTATCCATCCTGTTTCTACTTACCAATCATTTGTTAAGTGGCCTGATAGTGTTCGGATAAATGGTGTACTTGTAACTGAGTACCCAAAGTTTGGTATTAATAATAACATCATCAAACTGGAATCTATTGATAATCTCAAGGTAGAAATTCTTACTCCGGGTAGAGATACTCAAGTAGGCTGGCAGCTTATGGATGAGTCCCTTGCGTCAGATAAGATACCGCTGACTTTGACCATGGAGGAGCTGCACAAGTCATGGTGTGAGGAAGATGACGACTACTTGCTATCTGGCCCAAAACAAAAGCTAGGTGCTCTTTATAAGGAAGCTTACACAAGGTCAGAGGATGCTTATGTTGAAGCAGAGATCTCTATAACAAACAAAGGAGCTTATCAGATCGATAACTTGTACTCCTCTAACTTCTCAATTAAGCTCGCAACTAGCCAGCCTGGGGCTACAGTAGTACAACTGAAAGATATCGCTACTTTTGAAGAGATAGCTAAGATGCTGGTTCCTGAGCTTCTTATTGCAAATGCGCCATGCAGGTTATCCGGTACGTTCTTGTTTAATATTATTAGAGCTTACATTCGAGATAACATAAACTCTAAGTATGCAAAGATAACAGCAGATTCAAACAATTACTTTATAGTAGCTAGGCGAGTGATAACTCAACCAACACCCTTTAGGAAAGAAGTATTAACTAGAGGAGGTAATAGCTATAGGCCGCCGAGGTTTCAGTCATCCTTCGCTAATGAGAAGTATGTGCAGATATTCTCTATGGCATCGCCAGACGCTTACGGTAGCTACCACTCATACGGGCTAGTAAGCGGCTTGGAAGCGAATAGCCTAGTAGACCTCTATGAGAAGCTAGGAGAAATGTTAAACTTCATTATTCGAGAAATCAACCTGTCAGTATCGAATTGCCCTCACTGCGAAGGGACTGGTTTGGTAGAGGCAGGTAATGCGTATACATGGGCAGAAGTCAAGGAAAAGCTCATGAAAAGTGAGTAAATCTTTGTATCTATAACAGAAGACTTAATAAAGCTTCTATCTTTTTTGTTAATTATCTTAAATCAGGAGTGATTATGCGTATTGATGAAATTAAGTTGGGTCGTGCTTATCGTGACATCCTGTCGGGTATCTCTGGCTACGCAGTAGGTTTCATGGAAACAATGAACGGCAACAAGCAGGTTGAGATTCGTCCATTTCCCACGAAAGAATCGATACAAGAAGGTAAGATGTTGGATGGTTATTACATTGATACCCAGACTCTTGTAGACGCACAATATGCCCCGCTTGTATCTACAGAGCCTCAGGTGCTTAACGATATCCAGGTAGGGGACCGGGTAGAAGACATTGCTACAGGCATCATAGGTACAGCTACTGCAAGGATTATCTCTTTGAATGGCTGCATTGGATTTAATGTTCCTGTTAAGAATCTACAAACAGATATTTTTGAGTCTTACTATGTAGACCAAGTCCGCTTGGTAGTTGTTAAGCGTATGGAGACCCCTTTGAAGACTACAACAAAGGTAAATGGGTGTAACCCTGGAGGGCTATCCTCTATTGCTCGTCGCAAAGAAGTCTAGTCAGATCTGTCAATAAATTTTTAAATTAGGAGCAATTATGCTTGAACATGCTAATGTGTATGAAGATATCATCTCTGGTATTGCTGATCTCATTGTAACAGCAGGTAATGCCGTTAGAGAGCGAACAGCGGTGGCTCAGTCAAAGAACGTAGGGTACGAAGCATCGGCCTACTGCAATTACGTAGTTGCCGCCTCTTTAGCTATTGACTTGACTAAGCCGCATACGCCAATTAAGCAGCCACCTAGTATTCCGGCTCAAATCCAGAAGGATATTAGAGTAATTGACTCTAGTGAAATTGCTAAGGATTGGGATGCGGGTCTGCTAGAGATGCTGGATATGTACACACAGTTGTGCGAGACTCATGCTGAGATCCTGGAAAGACATCGGCTGATGAGTTCTATTGCTGCTAAAGCTGATTAGTAAAGGCTTATAAGTGAGGCTTCTATGAGGCCTTACTTGTGATGGTTTTGTTTAGTGTTAGTTCAACTTTAACTAGGAGTAAATTATGATCGACCGTATTTTGTCGGCTATTGAATCGTTTGCAAAAAGCTTTGTGTTCGTTGAGAAGCTGTGCATTCGCTGGGAGTTGTTTGAATGTGCAATGGAAGAAAAAGATTGCGAGCGTTTAGAAAAGTATTTGCGATCTGTTTGTGTTTCGGAAGAGTCTATCGCTAAACTCTCCAACCCCATTAGGCGTAACGTGGAGAAATACCGCGCTAGCCTCATTGAAAGATGGAATATTATTAACCCACAAAAACCCTTAAACCAAAGGAGCGTAAGCTATGAAAACCGCAATGATAGTGTTGAGGTCTCTAACTAAAGGAATTGATCCTGTAGACGTGGAGTCTCATTCTGCTTGGGTTGATTAGAACAAAGCGGTAGAAAGCCACCGCAAACACCCGTCCACAACATCTGAGAGAGCGCTTAGACAATCAGTTACAAGGCTACACTTGGCTATTGGTAAGCGTACTCAAAGAGAAACAAGTAGAGAAAAGCAAGTCAGTGAAGATAGTGGGCTTTCCTTTCTTTAACACACTAAGGAGCCAATGCTATGGTACTACTCGCGATATTTCTAGTATTTTTGTTGGGTCTTCGTATCTCTTATTTATTAGGAGGAGCGAGGATGGTGCTTATAATTGGAGATATAGATAATGCTGGTCATCTTAATCGTGGCGATGCTGCTTAAAGCTGCTCTAACAGTGTTTCTTGTTCGATCATTTCTTAAAAATCGTCCAGTGAAGTCTGGTAGCTAAACATTCGGTTAGAACAACAGAGGGAGTTGACATGGTGCTATTATTATTAGTTATGTTTCTGATAGTTCTCGCTTTAGGTGCGAAACTTGTGATTCAACAGGCAAGGATAAGTGAGCAACTAAAAGAAGTAGCTAAGAATGTGGAGAATGTTTCTGCAGCTACCAAAGAAACAAAGGACCACGTAACGTCTTGGGAGGTAGAAAGTTAGTTTAACCTCAAGGCCGGTGGATTGTAGATTAATAGGAGTATTATATGACCGTTACTTTTGCAATACTTATCGGTGTCGCTATTTTTGCTTTTCTGACTAACATTACATTTTTCGGTACTGTTATCTATATTGCAAAAATATTTAGCAATGTCATAGCGTGGACGATTGTCGCGCTTATTGGCTTGGGTGTCTTCAAGACGTTCAAGTGTTCTAGGAAGGCAGTTAACCATGCTGGCGCTGATCAAAGCCCAAATTAACAAATTTTGGGGCTTTATGCTATTGTTCCTTATGGTGACAATAGTTTTTAGCAAGGTAATATTTGTGCTACTCATCATGATTGGCCTACTTTATCTTGCTTGTGTGTTTTTTGAAGTTCTGACTTTTTAAACCAACGCCCTCTGCCGAAAGGTGGAGGGCTTCTCTCTTTTATTTTTTCTATGAATACATATACGGAGAATTGTTATTACAGCCGCTATTGCAATCATTGGAGGTATTATTGCAAAATTCATTATCCGTGAGCTATGGAATTGGCTCAAAGTAATCATTGATCGAAAACTCCATAATTTCTAATATAATGTTATCTGAAGAGCAACAAATACTAGCTGAATCAGACGCAAGCCCTCAAGAGCAAGAACCTGTCACTATTTTGGACTGCTTAGTTGCTGATCTTGCTAAACGGCTTTCAGAGCTGCGAGCAGACAGACAACGGTATACGCACTACCTAAAAGGTACCGATCCAGCCCATCTTATGGAGCTTGGCTATGTATCTCTGCTTGCTGGTATCCAAAAGAAGGGCACTCTAGTCGAAGTCTGCAGCTCTATTGGTCGGCAGGTTATGGCTATGAAGAAGATGCCGCTAGAATCAGTAGTGGAAGTACATACTGGTTGGTTTATTCTGATTAGCTTTCTAGAATTAGATATCATCCACTTCTACACAAAGAAGTCATACCACAACAACCGAGCAAGCCAGTACCCTACTTATCACATCTCAGTGAAGGATTGGGCAGCTATTGGTCAGTTGATGACTATGATTAACAAGGAGCGTGTAGGAGCAATCTTACCCTCTACTAAAGTTCCTGATCCTTGGACTTCTGTTTATCACAGCTCGGGAGCTACTATCGTAAAGAAGATTCACTCTTCGATACGTGGGCAACTATCTCCAGAAAAGCAGCCTATACTGTTTAACAATCTAAACAAGCTACAGGCAACCGGCTGGCGAATTAATCCTGAAACCTTTTCTGTTTATGAGCAATGTTTGAAGCAGGCTAGCGGGAAGAAGCCTCCGGTGGATTCCCCGTTTAAGTTCAGTTCTGAGGAAGACCCGAACCGTAGAGAATCTTTGTTCAGAGAGGCAGAAACAATTAGCAACATCGCTAAGTTGTTCTTGCATGAGCCATTCTACCATATGTACAACTATGATTTTCGGTATCGGTTGTATGTTATGACCGCTTACTTACATGAGCAGTCATCTGACAATGCCAAGGGTCTGCTATTATTTAATGAAGGCGTCCCGTTAGGTAAGGATGGTTTGTATTGGTTAAAGATTCATTGTAGCAACACCTGGGGTCACGACAAGGACACTAAGGAAGGTCGTGCAAACTTTACATCCAATAATATCAAAGTTTGGATTGAGTACGCTAAAAATCCGCTGATTAACCGTGGTTGGATGAAAGCAGATGCTCCATTTTCTTTCCTAAGCTGCTGCTTTGAGCTCAAGAAGCTTAGGGACTGGCTCATAGCTGGAAAGAGTATTGAAACATTTGTTAGTCATCTACCTTGCTATATCGACGGCTCAACCAATGGTACTCAGCATCTGACAGCGATGTCTAAGGATGAGTCGATTGCACATCTTGTCAACCTGGTTCCGACGGAGCTTCCAGGTGATCTTTATATGTACATCGCGGGGCATACCTGGAATACTATTAAGGAGGCGTATGATCGAACACCAAAAGAGATTGTAGCTAAGTTTCAATCTGTCTGGGATGAAGGCCGCCGATTGCATTCGCTATATGCATCTGCTCCGCCAAAGTCAGAACAGCGTGTTGCGGCTTATGCTAAAGTTTCAGAGTGGCGTAACCATAATCGGGACATCCGAGAAGCTCTCTTTCCGGTATACTGGATGGGCGTTGACAACCCTAAAGACCAGCGTAAAGCAGTTAAGCGCCCTGTGATGACTCTCGGTTACGGAGGCACAGCCTACGGCATGGGTTAATATAGGCTCATGTAAAATCTCGTGAATTCGGTGAACAGCCTCTTAGAGGCCAATACCGAGCCAAGCTTAACCGATAAGGTTTTGAAGGTGTAACGACTATTCCGAAAGGAAGTACATCCAAGTGGATGGAAGCGCGAGACAGCGTTAAAGCTGAAGAGATAGTCTGATCTATACAGTAATGTATAGCGGTTGCGTCGCTGTAACCGGAGAATATATGGAAGAGATTTGGAAGAGTGTAGATAATTACGAAGGGGCGTATGAAGTCTCTTCTTTAGGTAGAATTAGAAGTTTAGATAGAGTAGCCGTAGACGGCTCTAATATTAAAGGTAGATTACTAAAGTTTTCATATGATGGGTCAGGATACCATAAAGTGAACTTATTTAAATTTGGTGAAAATCAATATTTAAAAGTCCATAGGTTAGTAGCTATTGCATTTGTTCCTAATCCTGAAGGTTTACCACAAGTGAACCATAATGATGGTAACAAAGAAAATAATTTCTATAAGAATTTAATTTGGTGCACTAATCAAACAAGTACGATCCATGCATACGAGAATAAGTTAACTACCAATCAAGGCGAAACACATTATAAAGCTAAGTTAGATAAAGAAAAAGTTTTATTTATTAGAGCTTCTACTTTAAGTGTAGCTGAGCTTTCTGATAAATTAGGCGTATCTAGCTCCAGTATAAGAGATGTGATTAATCGTAGGTATTGGAAATCTGTGTAAATTAAGCGACGCAACGGTGTTAGCCTAACAAACTGACATGAACATAAATGCAACAAGTGAATGATGATACCAAAGGTATGTCTGAATACTTGCGGGATAAGGAACCAATGTGGGGTACTATGCTTGGCAAGCTAGTCTATAAAACCTGTTACGAAAAGCTACCTGGACCTGCGCGGATGCTTGCACTGTTTAAGCACCTTGCGGACATCTCTAATGCTCGCGGTGAGTATCTGAGCTGGACAGTACCTATCACCAATGCTCCGGTTGTGCAAGCGTATCGGATGCCTGTAGCTAAGCGAACTAAGCTTACTTATGGGGAAGAAGAGTTGAAAGTGCAGATCGAAGCCTGGGATGAAGCAAGGCTGAATGAGTCTGCGTCTAGCACTGGTGCAGCTCCAAATATCGTCCATAGCTTTGACGCGGCTCATCTTGCTATGGTGCTTGACTCAGCAGATTTCCCTATGTCTGTTATTCATGACTCATTTGGTTGTCATGCGGGTAATATGGATAAGCTTTTTGTGTTAGCTCGAAAGGAGTTCGTAGAATTTTATGAAGTAGACCCACTCGCTCTGTTACTTGAGGAACTGATGGTTCCAGAGCTAATGCCTGAACGAGGTAACTTAGACATTTCTAAAATTATGGAAAGCGACTATGCATTTCTCTGAAGACGCTGCCGAGCGTAGACTTTCTTTATCTAAGTGTGTTAACAGAATTCGTGAAATTGTTAATGGTCAAGCTGATGAGCTAGTAAAGGCAATTTTACCGGAGGTATACAAAGGTATCTCTAGAATGATGGATGAAGGTGAGCTATCTACTGTAGTGCGCGTAGATTGGGAAAGTAATCACTTAAACGCAACTGCACATAATAACTCAGGCGCTGCTTAAAGTAAACTATCACCTATTAGGACATTTTTTAGTTAAAGATCTACACACTTACAGCAACGTAATTTCACTACATGTTTTTACACGAGATGACTACAAATAATTCTATGGATAAACAGTGGTTGGCAGAGATTGCAGGAGAGATTAAGCGCAGCAAGAAGGTGTACCATAGCTGCGCAGTAGCTGCGATACTAAAAGAAGCCAAAGCTGCATTAACCACTATGCAGAGCACTCTTGTGAAGGAGGTCAATTTCTCAGTAACTTTGCCCGATAAACCAAGTAAAGACTTAGAGGTTAGCTATAGAGAAATCTTGTCGGCTGCGAATGAAGCGGTATCACCTAACTTTAGAATTGTGTGCTTGCAAGATATCAGGGGTAAGACACTAGAGGCTCCAGGTCACTCCGTATCTATAGGCTGTAAGGTTTATCTTGTTGATAGTTTGTGATAGAGGTGTAAATGCCATTTGAGTATTACACAGCTTTGGAAGTCGCGGAGAAGCACAACAGATTCAAGGCGCAGCAACAAAAGATTGCGCTAAGGAAATTGCTTAGTACTATTCATACGGATAATGCAGTCTTAGTACTTACATATGTGCTTGACGCTATTGAGCGGTTAGTAGCCTGTGAGGCCTTCTCCGCGGAAGAGAACTATGAGTATGTGCTTATCTACGAATGGGCGGACATCTCAGCAGAAGAGCTGGATACGGCTATAAAGTCCCTTAATACTCTAGGCTACTCCACTAGCATAGAATCACACTCATCGATAGTAAGATTAAAAGTATCTTGGAGCTAATAATGCATCTTAGCGAACTCAAAGAGCTAAATGAGAGCTTGTTTAAGAATATACCTTCAGCAAAAACTGCAAGATTTAAAGAGTTTGAAGAGCGTGTATACGTAAAGATACGTGAAATGTCTTTCCGTGGGGCTCAGGTGGGATTCGTTAAATCACATGATATCGATTGTGGTACTGCAATTGAATTCAGAGATCTTGTGAATAGCATCCATATGAGCCTACTGCCATACTTTAAACTAACCCAAGTTAGGTCGGATGTCCGCATTGACGCTATACAAATCTGAGAAAGATCGCTATGAAGACCTGCTTAAGAATTTTGACTGGCAATTCGAATTTAGCAGTGAGCACTCAGTATGGCGGGAATACAAAGACAAGCTGGCAGAGCTTAAGAGGCTACAGCCGAAAGTAGATCCAGACCGCACTATCTGGAATAAATATTACCAATCGATGTTTTAATAATGCAAATTTCTGAAATTATCCCTAATGTGGCTGAACTGCAAGACGCCTTAACACGCAGCTTCAAGGAAGGGCGCGAAAAGATCATTAAATCCGCTGAGGAGAGTCTCGCTAACCAAATCATGTTTAGGTTGTTCGCTGCGGCACAACAATGTAAGCGCTCAGTAGATATCGACTGGCAATCAATGCTAGAAGATTACCCGACAGTATTCCAGAGAAAAGCTATTAGATCGGTGCACGAGGTACTGCTGCAAAAGGGATATCTTGTATATGCTGAAGGTATGAAAGGTGTTGCTTGGAGGCTGAGATCTAGTAAGCATGCAAGCAGTATGACCATTATTGTGCCTGGTCAAGTAGAAATTGAAGAGCCGGAAAATAAAGAGTAAACATGACAAAGACCTTGATAGCCTTTAATTTAGGCGTAATGTGGGTGCTTTAATAGCGAGCCTAACAGTAAAATACCTACTTTAGCGAGTCTGCTCGGTGGCGGCGACCTCAGGGGTGACCCGCCTGGTACCCAGGTTGGTCCAGCTAGGTACCCCGGCGCGGGTGGGATGGGGGTACCCATGGGCCGGGTCAACGGCTCGCCCTAGGCCCAACCACCAGGGGACGCTAAAGCCCCAGTGGCCTCCCCCGGTTAATAATAGTATTATTATATTATTGTTAACCATATCTCTTAGTGGTACATACAGTTCCCTGTAGTATCCCTCTCTTGTTAGCTGTTAGTTTACTTACTAATAACTTACTATGTAGAGCTTACCTGCTGTTAGCTTGCAGTAGGTATTATTCTCATCTAACCTCCCTAATTGCTGTTTTAGAAGGATAATTTATGTTTAAGTTCTAATAAGGTTTATAAAGCATATGGCAATTCTCAAGAACATTGAAGGTCGTTGGTTCAAGCTGTCTCCTAATCGTCCAGCTCCTGCATTTGGTGATTCAGGCCCTAAATGGGAGTTTCAAGCAATTGCTCGTACTAAAGAGCAAATGCAAGAATGGAAAGACCTCGGCATCAATGTCAAGCCAGTTGAGGAAGATGGTAAAATTGTCTATAAGGCCCGCTTTCAGCGCCCAACTCACAAGCGCCCAAAAGACGGCAAACCTGCTGAGCCTAATGAGCCAGTGGAAGTTGTGAGTGGCCAGTTGACTCCACTTGATCCTCAGCTCATTGGTAACGGCAGTATTGTTAATATCGTGATCTTTCAATATGATTACGAAGTTAAGAGCAAGGATGGCAGGTCGAGCAAGAAGGGTAAGGGTACCATGCTCAAGAAGGTTCAAGTAAAGAAGCTTGTTCGTTATGAAGGAACGCCAGAGGAAGACTTTGAAGAAGAAGACTTTGAAGAAGTTGAAGTCGCTGAAAAGGCAGAGAGCACTGCTACTAGCGGCAGCGGTGACGCTTCTTCTGAGGATGCAGACTTCTGAAAGAAGTTAGTGTCATTTAATAGGGAGGATCAGAAATGGTCTTCCCTTATTTTTCTAATAAACTACGAAATGACAAAACTCTCTATTACAGTTCCGGCTAATGTTACTCTTAATGAGGAAGCCCTTAAATTAGCTATGCTGCGCGCAAACAGTGCTAGGAAGCGTATCGTGCTGTTTGACTCTAACCAGCCGTTCGGTAGCTTTGGTATCTGCGCTTATGTTGTGCCTATCAATCACACCGACTCCCTTAGGGTCACAAATAACAAGGGAGCAATTACCAGTAAGGTCTTGGTTGTCTGTGCAAAATTGATAGATAACACGCCGCGCTTGTTTTATGGTAACGTTAATATCGATACAAATACATTGTATTTCGAAACTAAAAACTCTATTTATGTCCCAGCAACAAGAAAGTAAACTTTCGGTTATACGTGCAGCTGCTTAAGGTTCTTAATAATCTAATTTAATTAAACGCATCATGAAACTAATTATTGCAGGCGGAAGAGACTTTAATAACGCCAACATCACCAAGCTTGGTGTTAAAATGATGTCAAAGCTTATGACTGAGCGGAATAAGCTAAGCACACCCTGGCTACCTAGTTGCATCGTATCTGGAGGCGCTAAAGGTGCTGACTACCAAGGGCAAGTATGGTCTGCAAACAATAATGTTCCGGTTCAAATTTACCCTGCAGATTGGAAGGCTCATGGAGCTGGTGCAGGAATGATTCGCAACAAAGAGATGAGTAAGCATGCTGATGCACTGCTTGCCTTCTGGGATGGTAAATCGACTGGAACATTCCATATGATCAACACTATGGTTGCTAATAATTCACCAGTTATGGTTATCAGTTACGTGTGGCATGCTGCAAAATACTCCAAAGAGCGCGGATATGAAGCGCCTTTCTGCACGTTAGGCAAAGAGCATACTGCAAAGAATATAAAGGAAGGAGCTAAGAATTTCCTATTCAGAATCAATAACGGAGAGCTCGTCGCTCCCCACGAACAGGAGGATTCTGCAGTCTGAGCTGCATCCTAACGGCCCGAGCAAAGAATACATTAAGCGTCATCTAGAGTCCATAGGTTCTAATTTCAGCCAAGTTACTGGTAAAACCGGTAACACGTATGATATATGGAAAGTAGGTGATGCTTACTTCTCATCTCTGGTCCCTAAAAGAGGTTAATGTGGAAACTGCAGTATTAATAACGCTAGATTACAAGCAGGTAGTCAATACTAAGGATAGGGTACTCTATTACGGGAGCCCTCCTCCGATATTCACAGATAGCGAAGATTGTTTACATACTACACCAGAAATTAAAGCTGAGCTAAAAGAAGCTGAAATCTTTAAGGTATCCCTAAATAATGAAGATGCACTAGATTTTGCTAAGCAAGAGCTAGGCGTGTCTAAGACTTATTTTGTTGCGTTACCTGAGGATGTTTATACCCTGCTAGCTCCTATTTTCTCAAGCAAACTTGGAGAGTCGGCTATAGATGCTGCTTTCTACAAGCATGAGCTTCATAGGAGTGAAGCTGTGGTTAGAGATCTCAAAGAAAGAGATTACAAGCGTAGGCTTATACCGTGGTATATGAGAGTGTACCGCGCACTGCTAAATAAGTAACTGTTAATTTACCGATTGAAATACCATGAACAAGACTGTCAAAAGTACCGTTAAGAACACCAACTCTGTAGCTGATCTGGTCGCAGATCTCAACTCTATTCGTGAGTCTCTGCAAGAAACTTACGATAAAAATCGTGAGATGATTAATAAGCAAGAAGACATTATTGCTCGGGCAAAAGCAATCATTGAACAGCACACCGCTGAAATGGAAAAAGCTAAGTTTCTCGCTAAAAACATTAACATGACCCTGAAGTAATCATGCCTGTAAATATCTCTAGACTTAGCCAACCTAACCTGGCCAGCTCGGATTATCCAGCCGCCTTTCCTAGTAACTACACAAACAAGCGAATTAAAGATGAGCCTATGCTGTTCAGCGCATCATGGGACTTTGCTAGAAAGGTAGGAGGGCCTATCACTCATGGATTTCTTAACGCGATTGAAACTACCCCTAGCTTTAAGGCTAACCTAACTCTACACGGAAACCCTATCATTGATAGCCGTGTACATATGCTGATGCCGGGGTGGTACCCTTGTATACCTGGCTGGCACCATGACGATGTAGACAGAGGGGGCCTTAGTAATCAGCCTATGTATCAATCTATTAATGGTGTTCTTGAGGCACCAGAGCGAGAACACTATTTAGGCTTGGTTAACGCGGAGGTTGCGCCAACTGAATTTATCGTTGGACGTCTTAACTTGTCAGACCCGTCTAATAGCTCTTCTGTCTACTCAGACTGGCATGAGCAAGTTGAGCAACAGCTGAAGCTTAACCCTTCAATGTTGCGTAGGGCAGAAAGCGGTCGTATCTACAACTTTGATGAGATGTCTATGCATCGTGGAACCCCTGCTGTAAAGGAGGGCTGGCGGTGGTTCATCCGTATTACTTTCAATAGTAATCGTAAGTTCTTCGATGAAACCCGTAATCAAGTTCAAGTGTATCTTCCGGTTGTTAATCAAGGTTGGTAATGAAAACTATTGCTAAATTAAGCGAAGCAGACTCAGCGGGTATTCCCAGTAGTGTAATTGAAAAATTCCTTGATTTCGTTAGTAGCTATTGGAGTGATTTTAGTGCTGAGCTTAGCCTTATCGAGCAGCTAGGCGGTACCCTCAACCTATGCGAAAGCTTTGAGGACCTCTCCAGCATCACTGCCAATGGTGTACCTGTGCTTAATTTGGAGCACGGTGTGGATGTACTGTGCATGCTTCCTGATGAAGAGCACTACGTTTTAATATTCATGTCCAACAACGCTGGTGGTAATATTTATTTGATTCCGCGCTCTATCGTACAAGACTCTGGCGAATTCCGCCGTCTCTACGATTTGTCTAACTAATTTGTTTGTGAGTAAATAATGAAAAACACAGTTTATATTGCAGGCCCTATGGAAGGCCTTTCTCAAAGTGAAATGACAGGCTGGCGAAAAGAATTTACAGAGCTTGCTAATGATCTTCATGTTGTGGACGTTAAAGACCCTACTCGCCGAATCCCATTTCGATCAGATGACACGATTAACCAAGCTCGTATGGTGTTTCGTGCAGATCTAATGGATATTAACAACTCAGCAGTAGTCTTTCTTGATTTGCGGAAGGGTAAAGGCTACGCTTGGGGCACTGCTATGGAAGCTATGTATGCTTGGCAAGCTAATAAACCTTTGATTATCTGGACAAACCAAGAAGACCCCCGCCATCCTTTTATTGAATCCATGGCTACAGCAGTAGTGCACAGTCTTCAAGATGGAGTTGAAAAAGTAATTGCGTTGATTGAGCCTCCTAAGCGAGAGGTACCTGACAGCGGATCTGCTGCCGAAGCTGTAGCAGCAATTTCTCCGAGCTTCTGGCCAAGTCTTTACCATACAAAGGTGCAGTGATGCCATACATTCCACAAGAAAATCGAACAGCTATTTGTGAGCATCTAAAGAAAGCCTCACGTAGCATTTCTAACCCAGGTGAGCTTAACTACGCTATTACGAAGTTGGCTGACAACTATCTAGCTGACGCACCTAAATCTTACAACACTCTTAACGAAGTTATTGGTGCGATGGAGGCGGCTAAGCTCGAGCTTTACCGCAGAATTGCTGTACCATACGAAAATGCGAAAATTGCTATTAATGGGGATGCGTATGAGACCGTTGACAAGTACCGCTCTTGAATATGAGTTTGTTATGTACGAGGGTGGCTCTACGGTACCTGAACGGTTCTACCAAGTAGAGAAGTTGATTATTGCTTTTAAGGCCGTTTCTAAGAAGGCATCTGAGAGTAATACAGAGCCTCCTAAAGTGGTAATTCATCAACCAATCACTATTCGTAACCCCGCGACTCTATATAACTTGATGCTAGAAATGGGATTCAATAGTACTCAACTAAAGGGTCTAGCTTAGATGACTAGATTAGTGTTCGACATTGAGGCGAATGGGCTTCTTAAGGATGTCTCAAAAATATGGATGCTTTGTGCGGAAGATCTGGACACAGGAGTTAAATACGATTTTTGTGACTATGACTCTTCCTGCTATCCTCTTAAGGAGTACAAAGATCTGTTAGCGGAAGCTGATGAGTGTATCGGTCACTTTGTGCTAGGCTACGACTTTCCTGCACTCGCTAAAGTAGACGGCTTCGTTCTACCTAAAGGGGTTAAGGTTAAGGATACGTTGCTGATGTCGCAGGTGTTAGACTATATGCGATTCGGCTACGATGGTCATAGCTTAGATCGGTGGGGTGAATATCTTGGAATCCCTAAACCTGAGCATAAAGTCTGGACTGAGTACTCTCCTGAAATGTTGCACCGCTGTCGGGAAGATAGGAGGATTAACGTTGAAACCTACAAACTTTTAGTTAATGAGTTCAAGAAGCTACACAGCAAAAAGCCGGTAATTGCCCAGTCACTGCGTAATGAGCATAAATGTTTACAGTTTGTAACCCAAGCTGAAATCCTTGGTTGGCCTTTTGATGTACCGGCTGCTGAGAAGCTATTGTTGGAGATCGAGGAGGAAGAAAGAAAGGTAGCACAAAAAGTTGAACCACTTTTACCTCCATTAATTCGTCTTGCAGACAAGGAAATTAAGGAGCCTAAATGGACAGCTTCCGGTAAGTACCATAGTCATATTGCTAAGTATTTCGAGATCGACCCTGAAGACGGTCTTCGTGACTTTCCTACAGTAGTAGGCCCGTACATGAAGATTGATCTTATCAAACCTGATATGGGCTCGATCGAAGCAGTTAAGCAGCTGTTATACTCTATTAATTGGGAACCAGATGATTGGACTTGGAAAAAGGAAGGACGGTCTCTTACTAAGAAAGCCCCTAAGCTCTCCACAAGTTCTCTTTTGCCGCTTGGAGAAATAGGAGAGGCAATCGACAAGTTCTATACGCTTAGAAGTAGGGCTTCAATGGTCCGCGGACTTCTTGAAGAAGTTGATGATAATGGAAGAGTTCACGGTAGCTGCTTTCTTATTGGAACACCCACAGGACGCTCCACCCACAAAGGAATTGTTAACATACCAGGTGGTGAAGCTCTATATGGCGAAGCAATTCGGAAACTATTCATAGCTAGACCTGGTCACAAAGTTATTGGTGCGGACTCGTCTGGTAATCAGATGCGTGCTTTTTGCCATTATCTGCGTAACGATGAGTACACGAATGAGGTGATCAACGGGGATGTCCATACTAAAAATATGGAGGTTCTGCAAGAGATTGTCCCGTCTACCACACGGAAAAAGGCTAAGCCATTTTTGTATGCGTCGAATGAGAGCGCAGTTTAAACCGGGAGAATTCGGTGAATCCCCGCTAGGGCAATACCGAGCCGAGCTTAAGTAGCAATACTTTTGAAGGTGTAACGACTATCCCGAAAGGGAGTACACTCAAGCGAGTGGAAGCACCCGGCATGAGAAATCATGATGATATAGTCTGATCTATATAGTAATATATAGCTGTTGCCGCACAACAGAGAAATAAATGGAAGAAGTTTTTGTACCAATAACAAATTACGAAGGTATTTATGAAATATCGAATTTAGGTAGAGTCAAGAGTTTAGCCAGGGTATCTGCAAGCGGAGCTAAACTAGCACCAAAGATCTTAAAGACATCAGTCAATGGCGCTGGTTACCTTAGCGTTTCGCTGTATAAAGGCGAAGGTAAGTGGACAACAAGAGTTCATTGCTTGGTAGCCGCTGCTTTTGTAGAAAATAAGAACCCCGCTAAATTCAATATAATAAACCACCTTGATGGAGACAAACTCAACCCTGCTAGCACAAACTTAGAGTGGAGCGACCACTCAGGCAACGCACTGCACAGCTACGCTAGCGGTTTAAGTAGTAACCAAGGTATAACTCACCGATCGAACAAGCTAACTGAAGATGAAGTTAGGTATATTAGATCACAAAAGGGATTGGTACATATAGATGAGCTAACTAGTAAATTCAACGTACACCGCCAGACCATTTACGGTATTTGGCAAGGTAAGTACTGGAAGAGTTTGAAATAAGCGGCAACGGTAGTAATCTAGCGAATTACTGCGAACACAAATGTTTTATTCGGAGGAGGCGCTGACAAGCTTGCGCTGATTCTTGTTGGAAAGCGTGAAACCAAAATTGGTAAGGCTGCAAAGGAAGTCTTTATTAAGAAGACTCCTGGATTGGAGACTTTGCTGACTAAGGTTAACAACGCATTTGATGCAAGTGCCGAGCGTAATAACGGGCAGGGCACTATCCCCTGTATTGATGGTAGGAAGATCTATGTAGACTCTAAACATAAGGCGCTCAACTACCTCCTTCAGAGTTGCGAAGCAGTCACCTGTAAAGCTGCAGTTGCAATGTTGATGGATGAGCTTGATAAGGCAGGTATCCCATATGAGCCTAGAATCTTCTATCACGACGAGGTCCAATTTGATGTGCCGGAGGCTCATGCAGAACAAGCCGCAGCAATTGCTAAGATGTGTTTTAAAGAAGCCCCAAAACAGTTTGGTGTAATGATTATGGATGGAGAAGCTAAAATTGGAAACAACTGGTACGAATGCCATTAACCATAGCTATTATGTTTATATACACTTAGAAAATAATATACCTGTATATGTAGGTCAGGGTCAGAATTATAGAGCATGGAATTCAGGGAGAGATAAGAATCTTTTACATTCAGAATGGATGAAAAACAGTCTAAAATGGATGGATAAGACCCATAACATCTCTATAGTAGAAAATTTGTCTCATGAAGACTCATTAAAGTTAGAAAAAGAGTTAATCGCTAAGCATCTACCTAGATTTAACGCTACTCCTATTAGGCTTGAAGAACAAAGAAGAGAAGCAATAGCTAACCGCATAGCTAATGGTAAGAATGCAGCTGTATGCTCTGTATCAGTAGCTAATCGTAATCTTAAACGGGCGGTGTGCCCTACATGTGGTAAAGAAGGCGGGATGATGGCCATGGCTAGATGGCACGGTCTAGATGGCAGTAAATGTAATTATCGGTGACAACTACTATGACGTCCACTAAGATTGTGATTCTTGAAGTTCGTAGATATTTCCTTAAGACCTCTGATAGGATATTCGTTACTAAAAGTGGGGTCACTCGCGATCCTAGAAAGGCCTTGATGGAGGAGGTACCTAAATCTAACGGAAAGCGACCAGTAGCGCTTGCTATAAAAACTAAGATGCTATCTTTGCATAAAGGTACTATTTCTGAAAACATGGTTAAAATTACTGATTTAGCTGAGGTCACTCAAGATGAGCCAATTATTGCAGAAGCCGCCTAATAACATATTAAGAGCTTATCGAGGATGTAACTTATTCGAAGAGCTAACTCAAACACAAAAAGAAGCGCGGTATAATGCGTTCTATATGCGATGTGCATTTAATGCTGCAGAGCTATCTTTCGCTACTAGGCGTAAGGTAGGCGCAATTGCAGTTAGGCACGGTAACATTGTGGGTTTTGGTTTTAACGGCACTCCCGCTGGTGCTGCTAACCAATGTGAAGACGAATGTGGTAACACTTTGCCATCTGTTATACATGCAGAAGCCAACTTGATATCTAAGCTAAATATGCTGGGTATCATACTTTCTGAAGTTAGTATCTACGTAACTAAGGAGCCTTGTAAGAGTTGTGCTGGCCTAATAGTTAATGAGTTGGAGTATCTTGACAGCTCTAGCTTTAAACTATTTTTTGCGGAAAGCTCAAAAACTAAACCACAAGAAGGGTTGGAACACTTATACCATCTAACAAAAGCACAAATTTTTAAGGTAGAAAAACCATGCTAGCTCTGATAGACGGCGACCCTCTCGTGTACACCGCGAGCTGGGGCAAGGCCACACCAGGGGACGCTAAAGCACACCTCAGGTGGCTGGTGAACGATGCGATTGAGACTACTATGGCTGAGGACTATCTTATAGCAATAGGTAACAGGGATAGCTCACGTAATTTCAGGTGTGAGCTGTTTCCTTTCTATAAGAAGTCTGCTACACGGCAAGGCTCTAAGGAGAAGTTGCAAGACTGGTTTCCTAAGATCAAAGACTGTCTTGCCGGGATGCTTAATGTTTATGAGTGCGATGGGTACGAGGCTGACGATCAGCTGCGTATCTGGGCAGGTGAAGCTGAAAGAAGCTCTGACCCTTTTGTGATACACTCTATTGATAAAGATCTGGACGCTATTGTTGGATTACACTACAACTCTAAGCGGAAGGAATTTTACAAAGTACCGCAGGAATACGCTGATTGGTTCTTTTGGAAGCAATGTCTTATGGGAGACTCCATTGACAATATTCCAGGGATACCTCGCGTAGGTCCTGTTACCGCAGATAACATTTTAGCTCCCGGCAAGAACTGGGATGACTGGGAACGACTCACAGTAACTGCCTACAAAGGTAAATACGGTGATCAGTGGTGGGAGTACCTTATGGCAAATGCTAGATTGCTTCATATCTGGCGCTTTCATAATGACCACTTCCAACTTGACAAGGCTAAGTACGACTAAGCCTTAATTGCGTTAGCTATTTAATCAATCAACTTATTTTACTGGTACATCATGACAAACCAAACTCAAGCTCAAAACACTGTTGAAACTTCTGACGTTGCCGCTCACACCGAGCTGGCCGTACCTGCTACTGTAGTTAAGGATAAAAAGGTTAAGCCTGATCCTAAGTCTCTTACTCAAGAGCAGTTGAAGGCAGTGCTCGAGCTTCGAGATGACGGCTACTTCTACTATGTGCAAGACTCTCGTTTCCACCTTAAGGGTGACTTCGCTGGATCTATTCGTGCACACGACGGTTACTACAGCCTCACCCTCAATGGTAACCTGTATAGCGGTAAGATGCTTGCCCACTTCTACAACACAAACGAATGGGTGAACTTTACAAAGGGAGCTCGACTCGATAAGGATGGTAACCCTATCGCTAAGACTCCTAAGAAAGAGAAGACAGAGCGTGCTCCACGCACACCTCCCGTGTTCACACCTGAGCAGATTGAAGCTGCAAAGGCTGCGGCTGCGGCTAAGCGGGAGGCTGCTAAGAAAAAGGCTGAAGCTGCGAATGAAGTAACTTCAGAAGAACCTACCGAAACCAATCAAGCTGTGGCTAACCCGGCTATTGAAACCGAAGTTGAAACTGATCCAGATTTCTGAATTAGTTTTTTAGCTTAACCTGACTTTTAATTGCAATTTTATAGTTTTAAGGATTAATATGACCGATTTCAACTCTAACACTTCCGACATTACTGCTGAATCCGCTGGCGGCGCTCCAACTACCGAAGTGGTGGCTACTGTTAAGAAGACTAGCAAGCCGAAGGACTACGTTACTAAGGAGAACCTGACGCAAGAGCTGCTGAAGGAATGGTTGGTGCTGGGTGAAGATAACTATTTCTACTGGGTCAAGCCTACTGTGCGTTCGCTGGCCGGTGACTTCGCTGGTACTATCAACATCGCTACTGACAAGTACACTGTTGTGTTCAAGGGTACCACCTATAATGGCGTGGCTCTGCGCCAGTTCTATAACGAAGGTACATGGCCTGCTACAGCAGTTCGTCAGCCCAAGCTGGATGAGAATGGTAACCCAATTGTGAAGGCTGCACCTGTTCCTCGTGTTCAACGTGTTGCTCCTACCTTCACTCCCGAACAGCGTGAAGCTGCTAAGAAGGCTCACCAAGACAAGCTGGCGGCTCTGGCTGCAAGTAAGGCTGCTAAGAAGGCTGCAGAAGCCACTAAGGTTTCAGAAACTGAAGTGGTGCAGCAAGCTCAGGCAGAATCTGGCGAGTTCTAAGTTAAACACACATGGCTACTGTCAAGAAAATTGACAATGGCCACTGGATGTTCCCTGAACAGCTAGACTTTAAAAAGGCCCAAGGATTCATCTACGTTATTCGTAGAGTTTCTACGGGCCAAATTTATATAGGCAAAAAGAACTTTCGTAGTGGCGCTAAAAAAGATTTTGGGCGTCAATCAAACTGGAGATCATATACCAGCTCATCAAAAGATGTAAATACGCTTATAGAAACGTTTGGTAAAGAGGACTTCCGGTTCTTTGTTGTAGAACAATACTACACCAAAGGTGGCTTAGGCTGGGCCGAAACGTGGTCCCAATGCTATGCTGAAGTAGCATCAAATCACGTGAAATACCTAAACAGGTTAATTGAGAAAGTCAGCTGGAAATCTACAGAGAAGGTTACAGACAGACACAAAGATAGATTAACTAAACTCATGAATCTATAATGGGAAAAGTAGTCAAAGCACATGTAGCTTGCTACGACACAGAAGGTTGCGGCAGCAGTGATGCGATGAGCATTTATGACGATGGTTTTGCTCACTGCTTTGCCTGCAACAAAAACTTTAAATCACGTGAGGACGGTGACGAACCAAGTCATACTCATGTGGAACGGAGTCAAAATAAATTGACAACAAAAAACAACGTACCTAGTATTTTAGAAATCGGTGAGTACGGTGTTCGTGGGTTCCAGAGTCGACAAATTAAAAAGGCTACCTGCGAGCATTTTGGAGTTAAAGTTAGTATTGATAGCTCCACTGGAGAGTTCGATGCTCATTATTATCCGTATACATCAAAGGGTAATGATGAGATTCATGGCTACAAAATCAGAAGGATGCCTAAAGAGTTTATTGTGTCAGGTAAGCAAAAAGGCTTATTTGGCGCTAATAAAGTAGACGGTTCCTCGGACAAAATGATTGTAATTGCCGAGGGCGAAATTGATGCTATGTCAATTGCGCAAGCTTGGTTTAATAAATACGCAAAGTGGTACCCTGTTGTCACAATGGGTAGCGCGTCAAATGTAAAGGAGCTTCTAAACCACCGAGAGTGGATTCGCTCATTTGATAAGGTAGTTTTATGGTTTGACAATGATGAGCCAGGCCGAAAAGCAGTATCTGAAGCTGCGCGCATTATCGGCTATGACAAGTGCTATGATGTGCAGTCAGCTTTTAAGGATGCTAATGAAGCACTCTTATCAGACCCGAAAGACCCATCAGTAATCCTAAACCCGATTTACTCGGCTAAGCCATTCAGCCCGGTTGGGATTGTGTCTTCAGCATCTACTTGGGATATCTACAAGAAGAGCTCAAGCGCACAGTATGTCCCTTACCCTCCGTTCATGGAAACCCTTAACGCTAAGAATTACGGCAGGCGTATGGGTAGTATCACGCTGTTAACATCTGGTACTGGTATGGGTAAGACATCTTGGGTGAAAGAGGATCAGTTCTTCCTGCACAAAACCCGACCAGCGGATGAGCGTATTGGTGTGCTGTCTCTTGAAGAGTCGGTAGCAGAAGCGGTTCAGAATCTTATGGCGCTAGAAGCTAATAAGCGTATTCAACTGCCAGATGTAGGTATGACAGATGAGGAAGAGCGTGCTTATTGGGAAGCTACTATGGGTAGTGACCGCTTTATGTTCCTGGACCACCAAGGCTCTATGGAGGACTCCTCGCTGGTAGATAAGATGGAGTACATGTGTCTCTCCGGTTGTAAGTTCTTGTATTTGGACCACATTACTATTGCTGTTAGTGAGTCTGCTAGTGCAGGTGCTGGTGACACTAATACTGCTATTGACAGCCTTATGTCTGACTTGCTTAAGCTAGCAAAAAGGCATGATGTATGGATTTGCGTTATCTCGCATCTGCGCAAGACACCAAATGGTCAAAAATCATTTGAAGAAGGTGCAGTTCCTAGCGAAGATGATCTTAAGGGCTCAGGGTCTCTTAAGCAAATCCCTATGCAAACATTTGCCATCTCTCGCAATAAGATGGACAAAGACCCTATTAAACAAAATACATCCATGTTCTGGGTGTTGAAAGACCGATTCACTGGACGTACAGGATACGTAGACTCCTACCGATTTGATGAAGTAGATGGTCGATGCCATCGTGTAGATGCGGTGGAAGAGTCTTTTGAAGCGCTGGATTCAGAATGAGCTCATTTTCAGAAGCGCTGAATAATTGTACTTGTCCGGAAGAAGCTTACGTGCGTATAATTGGTAGCGAAGAGCACAGTGACTCTTCAAAAGAAGCGCTATTTCGCTTATGGATGGAACGACATGGTTGGACTGAAGTACCAAATGGTAGTCGCGAAATCCCTAATTACCGCATGATTGTTGTAGAATTTTAAGGAGCTACTTTTTTGATTAACTATTTGGGTATTTGGATTGATACAAACAAGGATAACCAGCTGGAAGGCTACTCGAAAGAAATGCTTGCTAGCTTTTATATGCTAGGACATGAAACAAGCCCTCAGCATGCCTTTGCTAGAGCTGCAGTTGCTTGGAGTACCTACCGTGGCCGTACAAACTTCAGCATGGCGCAACGGCTTTATGATGCTGTGTCTAACAAATGGTTTATGTACGCCTCACCTGTGTTGTCTAACGCATGGGAACACGGTGTCAAAATCAGGGGCTTGCCTATCTCCTGCTTCCTGTCTTTTGTACCAGACTCTATTGACGGCCTTATTGATCACTCATCGGAAGAGCGCCGCCTCTCTGTAATGGGAGGAGGTGTAGGAGGTCACTGGAGTGCTGTTAGAACAATCTCTGATATTGCTCCTGGCCCTATTCCGTTTATTCACACAGTAGATGCGGACATGGAAGCCTACAAGCAAGGCGACACTAGGAAGGGCTCATATGCTGCCTATCTGAGCATTGACCACCCAGACATCGAAGAGTTTATTAATATTCGTGTACCTACTGGAGACGTCAACCGTAAGGCTTTTGCTATTCACAACGCTGTCAACATTACTGATGACTTCATGCAGAAGGTTATTAATGGTGAAGACTATGAGCTTATTGACCCGAAGTTGGGACCTACCGGAGAGTTTCGTAATGCGCGCCGAATGTTCGAGCGTTTGCTAGAAATTCGATTCCGTACAGGCGAACCCTACCTAAACTTTATTGATACTGCAAATGCTGCACTACCTGAAGTTCAAAAGAAGCTTGGTCTCAAAATCCACGGAAGCAATTTGTGTAATGAGATTCATCTTGCTACTGACGAGACTCGCACTGCTGTTTGTTGCCTTAGCAGCCTTAATTTGGAGTACTACGATGAGTGGAAGAACACCGATCTAGTTAAAGACTTGATCCGTATGCTAGATAACGTTCTTGAGTATTTTATTGAGAACGCGCCACCGTCTCTTCACAAAGCAGTACACTCTGCTCGCAGCGAACGCGCGCTTGGACTTGGGCAGATGGGCTTGCACAACCTGCTACAGTCTAAGAACTTGGTATACGGTAGTAAGGAGGCTCTGGCTCTGGATGATGAGATTAGCAAATTCATCAAGGCTGAAGCAGTAGAAGAAAGTAAAGCGCTCGCAATTCTACGTGGTGAACCGGATGATATGCGCGGCACCGGCCTGCGTAACAGCCATTTGCTTGCTATTGCGCCAAACGCTAGTAGTGCCCTACTGTTGGCGACTTCTCCTAGCACAGAGCAAAACAAAGCAAATGCTTACGTGCATCGTACTCGTGGCGGTAGCTTTCTGATCAAGAATCCTTACCTCAAAGCTACTCTCAAGAAGTATGGCAAGGACAACGATGATACCTGGCTGTCAATCGTGACCAACAAGGGTAGCGTGCAGCACCTAGATTTCTTGACTAATCATGAGAAACTCGTATTCTTGTGTGCAGCAGAAACTGATCAACACCGCGTTATAGATCACGCAGCTACTCGTCAGAAACACATTTGTCAAGGTCAAAGTGTAAACCTGTTCTTCTATCCAGGAGTGCAACGCTCTCATGTGAAAGACGTACATATCTATGCTTGGAAAAAGGGTCTGAAAGGTCTCTACTACCTTCGCACAGAATCTAAACAACGCGCTGATAACATTTCTAAAGGGGTTGAATTGAATAAACTTGTAGACGCACATGGTACTGTTATTTATGGCAAGCCAGGGTGCCCTCAGTGCAGTATGGCTAAGAGCCTAATGGAATCTCGTGGTATTGAATTCGAGTATGTTGATATCTTAGCAAAATACCCTGGCAAAACTGCAGCAGAAATTACAGGACGGCCTGATGTCCGCAGCTTGCCTCAGATTTATCTTGATGGTGACTATATTGGCGGCTTTGACGCTTTGTACAAGTTCTTTAAAGATGCTGACGCAGCTGTTGAGGAAGAAGAGGAAGACACTCAAGCGAGCAATACAGCTATCCTAGCTAATGCTCCCCAGCTTGATATGGATACCTGTGTTTCTTGCAGCGGTTAAGGAGTAATAATGGGTCTCGGTCACTTTAGTAAAACATACAAGCCTATGCTTCAACCTTGGGCTTTCGAGCTGTGGGAGAAGCATGAAGATATTCACTGGACGGCTAAAGAAGCGTCTCTTAGCGATGATGTGGTTGACTGGAAGCGTAAGCTTACACCTCTGGAGAAAGAGTTTGTTATTAATATTCTCCGGCTATTTACTCAATCGGATGTGCAAGTTGGTAAGAACTACTATGATTTCTTGATTCCCGTATTCAAGAATAACGAAGTTCGAAATATGCTAGGTAGCTTTGCCAACCGTGAAGCTACTCACCAAACAGCATACGCACTTCTTAATGACACCCTAGGTCTACCTGATGAAGAGTTCCATAAGTTCTTGGAATACAAGGAGATGTCAGATAAGATTGACTTTATGGCTGACAATAATATCGACACTGAAACAGGTGTTGCGTTAGCTTTGGCTAAGTCGGTATTTTCTGAAGGTGTCTCGCTCTTCTCCTCATTTGCCATGCTGCTCCAGCTGCAAACGGTAGGTAAAATGAAGGGTATGTGTACCATCGTAGAATGGAGCATTAAATCTGGTGCTCGTAAAATCTATTGAATTGCTGGGATAGCTCTAGTAGCCAATCAGCAGCCAAGCTTACTGACCTGAAAGAAAGGTCAATATGAAACCACATCCAATTTACACTAAGTACTCTGCTAACGAGTTAGGTAAAATTATTGGAATTAGAGGCGAGATAACTCCGCACTTCCATAAAAGTACGGGTTACCTGAGATTTTCTATCAGGCATGATGGCAAAATCAAATCTATTGCCGCTCATAGATTTATTTGGGAATGTATTAACGGGTTAATTGCCGATGATACACTAGAAATAAATCATAAAGACGGTGATAAGACGCACAATAAGCTAGTAAATTTAGAGCTGGTTACAGCTTCTGAGAATTGTTTACATAGGTCTACACTTTACTCCGAGACAGGTAGAGGGGAGTCTAATGCAGCTGCTAAACTAAGTGAAATACAGGCAAAAGAGTTAATATCTCTTCTACCTTATAAACGTAATGTCGAGCTGGGTTTACAATTTGGTCTTCACCCGCAGTATGTTTCTTTAATTAGGACAGGTAAGCGGTGGAAGCATTTACAATAGTGGTCAGTAAGAAGGTTCAACGACTATCCCTAAGGGGAGTACACCTAAGTAGGTGGAAGCAGTAGATACAGGAAACTGTAATGATATAGTCTGATCTATATGGCGACATATAGCTGCAAGTAAAGTTGCGGGTATTGATTAACGACCAATACTGAACATAAATGAAGAGATGAAACCCTACACGTCCAGGGTAACTCCCGCTTGTTCCGTGAGTGGTGCGCTGAGCACCCAGGGATTGTCACAGATAGCTTAAAGTCCTCTATCTATCTTATGGCAGAGGATGTAGTTATTAACGAAGATCGTTTTATCGAGCTAGCCTATGGTGAGGAATACGAGTTCGCTAACCTGTCGCGAGATGAGGTTCGTAACTATATTCGCTACATGACAGATTTCCGACTGAAACAGCTAGGTCTTAAGCCTATTATGGGTGTGTCACAAAACCCGATTCCAGCATTAGATTGGCTGATCAATGGTAGCTCCCACGACAACTTCTTTGAGAAGCGTGTTACTGAGTACTCAGTTAACGGTATGGAAGGGGATTGGGGATGGCCTACAACGGAAACTAATGAATGACAAATAGTATTAAGGCAACACTGCCGAACATGCAGGCTTATGAAGATCTTAAAGGTATGGTTCGGGTTGCGTCTGTAGCCCGTACCTATCACTATGCTCTCCCACCAACAGCAGAACAGCTTTGGGACGAAGTTCAGCAGGTAGTCAACGGTGTTAAGAGTCAGCTGGACCTTAATGGAGAATTAACCAGTGAGCAATCGCAGTACTACTGCACACTGGATCAAATCCAATCTGATCTAGCCGAAGAACTCGGTATCGCTACAAATGTCGCATCATAGTGAGCATGAATACCGTGAGCTAACCCGCCGTGACAAACGATTTGGGGACAGCAAACGTACTGTAACACCTTACAAAAGACCACGCAAGGGTGGTAGAACTAACGAAGGAATTGAAAATGACGAATACGACGAACGCGCAGACGAGTACGAGTGCCATGAGCGAGTTGCTTAATAGCCTCGGTGATGTAAAAGGTAAGCGCATTTCGATGGACTCAGTGGCAGGTGAATATAAAGACCTGGCTATTGAGCTGTTTAAACGTGAGGCGCGGATTGTAGTCGCTGACCGTGACAAGGCTAACGTGCAGGCACTGAACCGCATCTTGTTTGAGATGTCTGGTAGTGCCGATCGTTACCGCACTGTCCCATTTAGCAATATCATGTTTGAACCTGCAGACCTTTTCCTGTCCATTGACAAACAGTCTGACAGCGATAAAGACCCGGCCAATGTAGCATTTTCGCGAAAGATCTCTATTAATGAACCAGCAACCAAACCGTCAGCGCAAACAACAACCCAAGCAGCACCCACTGCGCAAGCATCTGCTCCAGCCCAAGCAGCGCCCGCTCAACCAGCAGCGCAAAAGCAAGCCCCAGCCCCAGCAAAGCCAGCAGGTCAGCCTGCTCCCGCAGCCAAGTGAAACTTTAATGCGGCCTGTATTTGAGAAGCCAGACAATGTGCTTATTGAAAATGGGCTACTTTGGTTGACTGATGACGTATCGGAGGAGACCATCCCTCCTTTGGTACGTGCGATATGGGAGATTAATCTTATGCCGCCTGAATTGCAACCTCCAATTATTCGACTGTTTGTTAACAGTTATGGAGGCAGCATGACCGACGGTATTGCGCTACTTGATGCAATGAAAATGTCTAAGATTCCAGTAGCCACTATTGTTAGTGGTATGGCTGGCTCGATGGGACAAATCATTGCTATGCACGGCTGTAAGGGGCTGCGCTGTATGACACCTAACAGTGTGATTATGGCTCATCAATTTGCAGCTGGTATCGGGACAGCTAAGGAGCACGAGTTGAAAGCAGTGTTTACACATTTCCAAAACGCAGGCTCTCTGGCTATCCGCTGGTTCAAGGAGTGTACCGGGAAGAGTGAGCATTACATTAGGAAGCACCTGCAAGGCCCTTCTGATGTGTTTATGACACCGGAAGATGCTCTGAAGCATGGTCTTATCGACATTATTCTGAAAGAAATCTAATGCGACAAAATAAAATTAGCTACGTAATATTTGCGTCTAGGTTGATTGTTCTTATCTCTATTCTTATGCTGTTCATTTTTGCAGCTATTGGATGGGTTAAAAATATCCTTACTTTAATGAAACTGACTTTTGAAGCAAATGCTATTGAAGTTATTTGCCGAATTTTTGGTATCTTTGCAGTACCTGTAGGCAGTGTAATGGGGTGGATTAGTTAGTAGACTGGTTGTCTTTAATCACCAAACTGGATCTCTTCGGGGATCCTTTATTTTGACATTTATCTGTATTGTCTGAAAATAGCATTTACTATGAACTCGAATTTTATCGTTTCTGGCTCGGTTGTCCGCGTTGCTGACTCTTCTAACTTAAAGGTATTCCCTGTACTACCGAACAATACTTACGAAGTAAAATTCAATAAGGAGACTGGTGAGTTCTTCCTTGAGCAGGTTGACTCCCTAGTCAATCCAACTCAGCTTTACGGCAATATTATTAGTCGCGCTCGTCGGGTAATCGCTACATTTAATCATCGTAATCGTAATACAGGTGTTCTGCTTACTGGTATGAAAGGCTCAGGTAAGAGCGCCCTCATGCGTCAGATTTCTATTGAGAGCGGCCTCCCAGTTCTTCTTGTAAACTCTCCATTCCATGGCCCTGTATTTGCGGGGTTCCTCGCGGGTATTACTCAACCATGTGTGATCCTAATGGATGAGTTTGATAAGGTTTATTCTGATGAGGAAGCGCAAGGTGGTATCCTGACTATCCTTGACGGTATGTATAACAGCAATAAGCTGTTTGTAGCAAGTCTCAACAAAATTGAAAAAGTTGTAGACGCAATGAGGAATCGTCCTGGTCGCTTCTTTTACCATTATGACTACGACACAATTTCCCGCGAAGACTTGCTTGCGTACCTTGAGGCTACACTTCATACTGATGCACCAGCACTGAGCCGTAAACGCGCGATTGACTCAGTAGTAGCAGTTTATGACAAGTTCGATTCTATGAACTTTGATATGCTTAAGGCTATTGTGGAAGAAATGAACCGCTATAACGAGTTGGCAGACGAAGTTCTCCAGCACTTGAACGTAGCTCCAGAGGATTCTGACGCATTCAATTACGTGTTTACTGCAACTCGCGAGGGATGGACATGCGTAGAGCAATGGGGCTCTTCAGGTAACCCTCTGGCTCGTAAAGAATTTACACGAACTTTCGTGTTTAATCGTAACGGCGAAGACGTCCCTGACTTAGACGATAGTGATGCTGCTATTGGCAAATATAATCCTAACCGTGAAAAGGTAGTTGTGTATCTGTCTCAAGACAACTTAGTGAGCTTTGATTCTGATAAGGGCATCTTTACATTTAAATCACAGGGTATCACTGTCTCTATGTCTCGTATCTCCAAATACCTCTAGTCTATGCTGCAACTATCTGACAATCAAGAAGAGGCGTTAGAGCTGTTCAGGCAACGCCTACCAATAGGACTTAGGCATGAGCTTAATAACATTCTCGATATGGGCAAGGCCAGCAGTAAGCGCGCTGCTTTGCTTCGCCCTCCTGAATCCAAAGACTCTGCTGGATTTAGGGAAACCAAAAGAGCCCGACATCCGTATGAATTTATCGGAATCGGAGATTAACTGCATTGCTAAAAATGCTTATCATGAGGCCAGAGGGGAGCCTCAAGAGGGAGTAATCGGTGTCATAGCGGTGACTATAAATCGGATGCTTCATCCTAAATTCCCCTTAAACGCCTGTGATGTAGTATACCAGAAGCGTAATAGCGTTTGTCAGTTTAGCTGGCATTGCGCTAACGTAAAACCCCCGAAGGCATCTTCGTTAGTAAGGTTTAGGCAGCTTGTGCTTGAATACAATTATAAGATTCATGATGACCCAACGAATGGATCTGTATTTTATCACACACATAGTGTCAAGCCGACTTGGTCACGTAAAGCAACGCCGGAAGTAATACTAGCAAATCATATATTTTTTAAGGAATTGCACAAATGAAAGCTCATAACAAATTCACAGTGTCTGCCCTCCTAGCAGCTGCAGCCGCGTTCATCATTGACAACACTAATGAGAAGACGGGTTCGCACCCTACAGTCCTGACTGCTATCACTGAAGCAGCTTCGATTAATGGGTTCCGCAAGGAAGTAAGTGTTCGCGCTGTTAAGCTGTTTGAGTTCCTGTCGAATAACGATATCGCAGTACCAAAGACTAAGAAGAAGCGTAACGTTAAGACCTTTGGTAAGGTTCAGTCTAGCTCTCAAAACAAGTATGCTATTGCAAACGTGATCAAGAACCGTGACGAACGTGTAAATAGCCTCTTGATGGCTTCTAAGGTTGCAGAGCAACACCACAGCAAATGGTACAAATGAGCGGCTATCTTTTAGTTGAATCTGGACTAACTGGTGCTAGGGCTGTCTTTAAATCTAGATATCACTCACTGACTCTGATTGCTCAATTTGTGTTTGAAGCGTTTAACACAGATCGTTATAAAGTATACCTTATTATTGAGGGATAAATTGAAAAATCAAAACGTAAGTCATGCGGAAATCATAGCTACCTTAGACACCTCTGATGTCGATGTATTTAACCAGATGGTTGCTGCGGCTGAATTCACTGCTGGCATGAGTGAGTTTAAGGGTACAGTACTCAACGCGCTTGCCATTTACGAAGAGTACCTATCTGCTGAGCAGAGAATGGCGCTATATGATGCTGCTCGAAACAAAAGGCGTAATCGATACACAGCGATTAAAGATAAGCGTGCTAAGGTAGCTGCAGCTTGTAAGCTTTTGAAAGGCTTGAAATGAGTATTAAAATTAAAGACAGGAAAGCTAACGCTCTTTTAATGGTAAGGGCTATTTTTAATGAGTATATTGAGTATATTGACTCAAACATTAATAATTGCCAAAAACAAATGAAGGAGTTTGAAAGCAAAGCCCTCGGTCCTGACACGGGTACTGATGAGTACTTTCAGGATTTAAATAACGCTAAAACGTTCCTTAGAGCGCTATATACCGAGCGCCATAAAGTACGTGTGGCGTTGGAAACCACTTGCAAGGCTTTGAAAGGATATGATGCAACAAATTAAATATGAAGTTGTGCTGGAGCGGATACAAGAGTGCGTAGCTAGTCACCTGTGTGTTGGCAATGACGAGGTACTTCCAGATACAACGTTCGAAAGCTTAGGGGCGGATTCTCTTGACCATGTTGAGATTATTACGGCTCTTGAAGATACTTTTGGTATTGGAATCCCTGACAACGTAGCTGAGGAGTTTAAAACCTCGCGTCAGGCTGCGGACTGGTTGGCTGACAAAGTACCATAATGGAATGGTTTGACCACACAGACATAACACGCGAGAAAGCTATTTCTCATGGGAGGCAGCGTCTGATACAGATCGAAACTTACGATCTTAGCGTGTTGCCTGGGGTTGTGATGCATCCCGTATTCAAAAATATAACATACTTTATGATTGAGTACGCAAGAGCGTTACAGCTTGATATGGTCAAATACCCAGATAAGTACGGTAATGTTAGCTTCGACTACATCTACGAAAGGATGGCGACTGCTATAGCGAATAACACCGCAATAGTTCATAAGTCGAAGCCTTTACAGCACGCGTGTAGAGCTGCCGGTATACCACCAAATAAGTATTGGATACAGACTTATATATGGTATGATCAACCTGTCAAGACTAAGGAGAAGACTAGATTCGTATCAGGTCTTCGGCGAAGTAAGAGGCAAGGTAACATCATTGTACCGGTAAAAGAATTGGGACAGCATAGAGGTAAGCTAGCTAAAGCAAAGGCTAGGTACAACGAAAGCTATCACAGATTATTTAAGTGACACATAAGGCTCACCCTAGCGGTGGGCTTTATTTTTCGTTCAATGGAGATATGGCAAAAGTAATAGGATTTTGTAAAGAAGTCTTTAAAAAGTTTACATGTAGCAATTGCGGAGCTATTGTATAGTATGCTCCACAAGAAGAGCGTACAACTAACCGCACTGATGAGGGTACAAAGATTAAAGGTCTTAATTGCCCAAATTGCAAATAATTTCACAGAACCAATCCATGACTGCATCCTTCTCCCTGATGTTTGCTTGTGAACCAAAAGACAAGCACCCTCTTCAATTCCCTGGCTTTGCTAGCTTGAAACTAGATGGTATCCGGGCGGCTGTCCTGCATGGACGTACATGGACACGCTCTAGCAAAGAGATCCCAAATAAATTTACACGAGCCCGTCTAAATCTATGTGAAGGTATGGATGGTGAATTCATTATCGGCCCTCCTAATGCGCCCGACGTGTTTGATCTAAGCAGCAGCGCATTTCGAAGGATTGACGGCTCTCCTGACTTTCGTGTCTACGCTTTTGACCATATCGTACACACTAATCGCAGTGAAGATATTGTTGAAACTCGACTCAAACGCCTAGCAGTGGCTATTCCAGAGTACAACTCCGTTATCCGCGCTACTTTTGGTGACACAGTAGATCGAGTAATTCTCTTACCTCAGCGTATTGTGAACAATATAGAAGAGCTCGAAGCCTTCTACGAGCAAGCGCTAGCTCAGGGATGCGAAGGCGTTATCTATAAGCCGCTGGGTAAGCTTTATAAGCACGGAAGGTCTACTTCTTTGTCCCAGGAGCAGATCAAGATTAAACCACTGTCGGACTCTGAAGCGATTGTGCTGGAGGTAATCGAAGGTAAAACGAACCTTAATAAAGCCTTTATCAATGAGCGTGGACTGCAAGAGCGTAGCAGCCACCAGGAGAACAAGATACCTAGCGGTATGGTGGGTAAACTACGCTGTAAGGATATTTACACTGGTGTAGAGTTCCTCTGCTCTCCCGGCACAATGTCTCATGCTATGCGCGCACAGGTTCTCCTTGAGAAGGAAAAGTTTACTGGAGCCATCTTTACTTACCTGTTCTTCCCAGTCGGCACCTATGAGAAGCCGCGTATGAACCGCTTTAAAGGCTGGCGTTCTATTGAGGATATCGACACAACAAAGGCAAAGTTTCTGTAATGCGCCTCGCTATTCAAACTAACTGGCAGTCTCTTCAAGATCACTTGGGAAAGTCTTTTGAATTCTATCAGGAGCATTTTCCAGAAGTTATCGCAAGCCGTGTAGACTCTCTGCTAGGCTGCCGATTTATTGTTTACACACCAAAGGGTATTGAAGAGCTTAGCTTTGTAGAGCTACCGGATGAAGAAGACTGCTGGGCTCAGCTTTGTCATGGAGCCGGAGTAGCTGACGCATTTTATGAAGTAGACGAGTTCGGCTTGTTAGAACTTATATGCGGGGATGCTAAGCTTCATGTGTGGTTTCCGATAGACCTAGCTGAACAAATCCCTAACTTGAAAGAAACTATAGCTAACACAAAGGAGGCTCAAGGTGAAGTCTGATCAGTTTCTAAAATTCCTCTCTGATAATGGTTTTGAAGAGGGTCAATATCTGGGAATGGGGGCAATGTCTTTGCGATAAAGACTAGGGCCGATAATTCGTTTAGGTTCGGAGAGCCTTACTTGAACGTGTTTGAAGACAGGTATATTTGGCGGATACAGCTCTCTTTTTACGGGTTGAATATCTACGCTAAGCAGATAGTGCTTGATCTCAATGACGATATCAGCCGTATCTGCGGATTAAAGTCTTCAGTCGTTTTCGAAGAGACAAATACTCTATCCGGACACGCTATTTGTTTTAAATGGCGCTTTCCTAAAGTCGTATATGACGATATTGAAGCGATCTCTCGCTTCTTTGTTCATAAACTAGCCAAGCTTAACAGAGAGTGTACACTAGCAAAATCAACTAATAAAGCTGCAGATAGCTCAGAGATGGTTTCAACCTTGATTATGAGTGATCTAAATAGGGTTGTAGTCAATCGTGTTATGAGCGATAAGGAAGCTAACAAAGTGTTGGAAAGCGTAGCTAAGCGCAATCCTGGCCGCGAGTATCGTATGTTTAAACAAGTATCAAAATTCGAATATGTTGGACAATCAAGCTAACATCATATTCGGGCCTAATAAGCTACCTGCAAAGTGTACCAATGGCCCTACAGTGTTTTATAGCGCTGCGTGCTATTCACCGCCTTTTACCGGTTGGTGGGCTTCAACCTTTTCTCCTTATCTGTACGGTGCAGACGGCGTGTTCGCTGTTGAACCTGGGTTTGCATGGTACAACAAGGAGACTAATAAGTGGCATAAACGGTATAGTCGTTATGTGTTTACACTTGACGAATCGCTTGGTTATGCCAAGAAAGTATTCAAAGACATCCCTGCCAGAGAAGCAGACATCCCTGTTATGGAGTCTTATTCCAGGCTATTCTTCTGCGACTACTGGCCCTCTGACACTGACGTTAAACGGCCTTATAATGTAATTTCAACAAACAATGGAATCATCATCTCAACCTAAACTACTCGCCGTGTATGCAGGCGCTAAAATAGTTGCTTGTATACATGCTAATAAACCAGTTAATCTTGGGGAGTTCTCTAGAGAACATCTGGAGCTGTTGGAACCTACTTTTGAGAGGTTGTCTCTATCTCAACTTAAAGAAGCTCCTTACTACGCAGAGGCTCTCCTGCGAATTAGGGCTTACTTGAGAGAACAAAATGTTTCCAGTAGTACTGCTGTATAAATCGTACGATGACCGCCAAGCTATCGATCGTATTGTTGATCGTAAATGTGTCTAAGGTGACATAATCGTAGGAGACCTAGGTGTTGAATCATTTAAACAATTCATTGAAGAGTACCGACTCGGAAAGTACTCAGATGCGACTAATGAGCCAACTGGAAATTCTGACGAATCCAGAAGCTGCACAGAACCAAATGATGCAGCTGATGGCGTTCCACAAGCAGATTAAGGTGGATTTACCTCAGGCGCTAGCAAGCAGTACTGAGTTGGAGACTAAGCTGCCAATGGCAGTGGTCGCGAATGTAATCCGTAAGAAGGTACTTCAAATTGAGCAAAATACCATTAAATCGTAAGCCCGGTCAGGTAGCTGAGGGTAGCTGCAGTTTTTTGCGGTAAAAAGTTCGTATTCGGTGATAATGTCTACTCAGAAGCAGGTGCTAGAGAGACATTTATCAGCAGTACTTGCGAGAGCTGTTTTGATGAGATGTTCAAGGAAACTGAAAATGAAGAATACTAAACTTATTTGCGCTAGCCTTATTGCAATTGCTGCAGTAGCTGTTTCCACGCAATCAGTAGCAAATGAAGATGCTAATAATGAGCAGCTTCGCGCCATTGTACGCACTTGCTCAGTTGTTGTTGATATTGCGGAGAGCTCTCGCACACTGTTTAACAGAGGCATGTCTCCTGAAGGCATTGTAGAAATGCTCAAAGTAGAGGATGAAAATGTACTTGCTAAATGGTTGATTAAAGACACAGTACCGTCGCATATTGTGTCTCAAGATTCACTATCTGTTAGGCGAGAGCAGTCAATGTTTCGTTGTGTAGGTAGCTACTATGAGTTCAAGCAGAAAGGTGCAAAATGAGTCTCAATCATGAACAGCTATTATTTCTTGTTTACGGAGAGGAAGCAAGTGAAGTCGCTAAAGAAGCGTCTAAATGCATTCGATTTACACCTACTCACACTCACGTTGATTTTGTAGATAGCAACTATCAGCGTCTGCTTAAAGAGTGGAATGAGCAGCTCGCTATGATGAGTCTAATCAAAAAGCATATGCGTGAAGAGTATGGTATTGAGTCGGATGCTGCGCAAGAGCGTATTTGGCAGCGGAATAAAATTAAGCAGTTTGAAAAATATGCTAAGATTTCCGGTGAGATGGGTACCTATACTAAGGGGCAATCAAAATGAAAATAGCTAATGTTAAGCTGTCTTATGAAGCGAATTCCTATAGTAGGAAAGGTGTTCCAACCAGTATTAAGGACATGATTGTCGGTGCGCTAGTGTTAGAGTCTCTAGCAACCGCTGAATTTGTACAGTTGTTTAAAGAGAACGCTGCTGAAAGCGGGGTAACTCCTGAAAACGCTGAAAACTGGTTTTCGAACAACTATAATTCATTTTACGTTAACCTTGACAAACTGTTCGGCACACAAGTATGGAAATTCCTCGAGATCATCTCTGTTCTTGAAAACAGCAGAGAAGAGTACACACTAGCAGAGTACGCATCTTCGGCAAATGAAGTTAAGAACCCTGGCGTTTACAATGAGATTTGCAATGTAGCCGTTGGCGGTTCGACTATCCACATTACAAATGTAAAAGTATTTACCGACCTTTGCACAGAAGAGCTCCAAACAAAACTAGATGAAGGTTGGCGTATTGTAGCTGTTTGTGTGCAACCTAACCAGCGTCGCCCTGATTACATTCTTGGAAAATAAATGACAAATACGACAGAAGCTTCCACTATGGATGCTAGCCAAAATACAGAGTATTGGTATCGATATGTTGACACTGTAGCCCCTAATGAATCGGGAGAGTACTCTCTGACAGTAAAGGCGCATCAGTTTAAGGTTGCTAGCAAGACCCCGAAAGGGGTTCTACTTAAAGTAGGTAATGAAAAGAAATTTGTAAGCTACGCTCAAAATAAGAAGTTTGCTCACCCCACTCTTGAGCTAGCGTATAATGCTTTTATTGCTCGCAAGCAATCCCAGATTAAGATCCTGAACCATCAAATTCAGAGAGCTACTGCAGCTAAAAATAAAATGCTTCGCTTTGAGATTACCCCAGGTGTAGTTACAGGATAACTATACTTAAACCCTCATGCCCACTACCGTGTGGTCTTTAAACCTTTAGCAATAATTTCCGATGTCAAACTCCGATAAGATTACAGATTACCCTGAGGTGTGCAAGCAAATACTTTCAGACAGATGCTTCAGCCAACTTAAGAAGCACGCTGATGGGCTTGAAGCTATCGCTGGGAAAAAGGCGGCAGATTTTATCTACGTACTAGCGGCTCTGGTGGCTTTCGATATTGCCGCTGAACCGGAAAGGATAAATGCGTACGCAGATAAGCGCACCGACACTCTCGGAACGCTTGTCAGTGAGAACTGCCTCGTAAAGTTAGATGGTAAAAACTTCCGATGTGTCTGCGGGGCTAACGTGTTCCAAAGCTATCGAAAAGGCGAAAAGTCTATCTACAAGTGCAATGGGTGCGGTACAACATATACAGGAACCTAATGAAAGATAGTAGCTTAGACGACTTTAACAACTCTATGAGAGCTAATAAGGAGGACGATGTTACAGTAGTCTTGTTCTACAGCTCTTGGCTACCAGAAAACGCGTCTAAGAATCTTTTAGACAACTTTGATGCAATATCTAGTAGGTTTGTCGGTACGAAGTTTCTGCAGTACTCTGTCAACAAGCAAACGCATATCCCCATGTCTCTTGGTGTAAAGGCAGTCCCTGCTATTTTTACATTTAGAGGTAACTCTGTGTTTGACTGCAAGTACGGCTTTATGACTGCAGAGCGTATTATCGAGCTTGTAGAAAACACAATAGCCAACACAGACGATGATGAGTTCTGAATACGGCTTAACTTAATCAGATAAACCAAATGAATATCACTGAAATCACCGCTAGCACATGCCATATGCTTTCTCCAGTTGACTTGGCTAATTGGGCTTTGGCTCAAGTAGTAAAGCAAGGCGCTTTCTCGTACGACCCAGAACGTGGCTGCCTTTACCGGGGACCTGACAATCTTAAATGTGCGGCCGGCTTCTGTATTTCAGACGCAGAGTACGATGGTAAGCTCATGGAGGGTATTCGGCTTAATTCACTGGTTGCTGGGCATCATTTTACTTGTGGTATCACCAATAAGTTTTCTGACGAACAGGTAAAGGCGTTGTGCTATGCCCAGCGCTTGCATGATGATTACGCAAGAAAACTAGCAAGTGGTATCTCATCCCTGATTCAACAACACGGCGGTGAGCTGCCCATCATCGCGGCTGAAGCTCTCACTAAATCGGTATTTGAGGAGTTTGTATCAAAATCTGTTGTAACTGAAGCCCAGATTTTCTGGGGTTAAGCAACAAGAGCAGCACTTTACCCTACTTCAACTGTTAATTACATCACTTGACTATTATGATTATCACTATGCCATGCGAGCCTACTCTCTTGATCAGCCTTATTAATGGAAAGCCCGTTGACGTTGATGTATCTATCGAAGAGTTTTCGGCAGATAGCTACAAGGATTGTGTATTTCTAGTCGATGGCTCTTTGACAGGTAATCAGGTACTGTTCAAGAAGTCTGGGCCTAGTAGCGCAATTCCGTACGGCTACATTAGCTCCGGTATTGACCGGCTTCATGTTTTTGCTGACGGTGTATACGGTACATATATCGTAAAGAACCCTAACTGGGTGCGAATCACTTCTGCAAGCTGAATTAATCTTATCTAATCTTAACCATAAGCAATAGGAAACATTATGTATACAACTGCTGTTCAACGCAATCGCGGCCTGTCTTCCCGTTTCTATCCGCAAATCTGTGATAATCTTAAGGATGCAATGGTCATTAACTCTGATATTGTAGACCATATGCGAGCTCAAGGGGTTGACCCACGTGCAAGTGCTATCTATAAGCTACGTATGCTGACTGTCAAGGAGATGGACGCGGGGGTCAGTCTTGACGGCGTACGCTATGTTGGTATGAGTGTCAACGGGCATCTATTACCTGAAGGTATCTCTGCGTCTATTTTTGAATGGGGTGAGGTGCGTCATGCTGTTCTTAACACGCCGATGTATCATGGGTATCTCAATGGTAAAACCCCAGATATTCGTATGGTATTCGCTTACGAAGAGAAGCTGAATCCTTCTGACAACTTGAGCTCTAATGTTAAGTCTGGAGTCTCATTCCATGATATGATTGCCGATTTTAAGAAACCTAGTAAAGCCAATCCAACCCCTACTCCTGTAAATCAGGCGGACATCTCTCTGAACACTGATGACATCATGCAGCGATTGCAAAAGGCTATGAGTGATAGCAAGGGTATTGGTAGCAAGGAAGAGTTGGTAAAGCACATCGCTAAGGCGCTTCCAGAGGCAGAAGTCATCTTTGTTGACCCTTCTAACGGCTATGAGCGCACTCGTAAGCAGATTGAAGAAGAGTATGCGCGGGTACTCCAGCTTGAAGGTCAGGAACTGCAGGAGGAAGTTGAGAAAACTATGCAAAATATCTATCCAGAAAGGGCCGAGAGCTACCCAGATAGCAAGGCTAATATCACTGAGTGTAAGGCAGCGAGCTATGAAGAAAAACGCGAGTACATCTGTGTGACCGATAAAGAGCATGGAAAATACATACCCAAAGGGAATGCGCGATTGATGACACAAGAAGAAGCGGCTACGTGTGCGGATTTCCTTCGTTTCTGGAGCGAAGAGCCTGTTTCTGTATATAAACTGCTGTCTAAAGAAGAGATTCAGCAGCTCGGTGAGGATGAGGTGGCTTTCAAGCAGGCAGATGCTGACTACCGCTTTGTTTGCATGAATCTGGATTCTGCTGAGCCTACGCTCCAGTTTAAAGATTCTGGCCCTACTCGTGCGCATACGGTAATGAGCTTGTGCGTTGAGCTTAAATCTACGCAGATTCCATCGAATTACTGGCTCTTCAACAAGGTAGATCTGTAATGCATAGCTTTATGGATTCTGCATTAGGAGTTGAGAAGTATTCAGTTATGTATGCTCCTAACCATAAATCCTTGCAGGAGGTTCTGGCCCATAATAGCTCATTGACTAATGAGGAAGGTATTATCCCACTCGATTGTAGGAGCAATCTCTTTATGTCTGATGGCTCACCAGTTATCTTTGATGACGTGGTTAACGCCTCTAAGTACGCGGCATCTTTAGCTAGAACATCTGCTGCGAATTCTCAATTGTCATCTGCGCTACACTCTAAACCTTCTATGATTTATGACTACTTTGTTGTGTCCCTGCGAAGGCTGTCTGGCCCTGCCTGGCTGTAGCTTAACTGATTGGTTGTCACTCCCCAACGGCTATCTAACGGTATTGGGCCGGAGATAGCCTTTAATACTTAAATGGCCCTATGGGCCGCCCTCTTATACGCTTGCTGGGTACCTTCGGGTGCCTGGTGGGTGTATAAGAGGGGTATTTCTCTTCTATTTTTTTTGCTTTTATTTTGCTATATTTTGGAGGCCTATGAGCTTACTCGATAGAAAAGGTCCGGTATTCTATGTATATTTACACTATGAAATCGTAAATGGTAATAGGGAAATTGTGTATGTAGGTAAGGGTTCAGGCGGTAGGGCATGGGATGCTAGACCTACTACTAGAGGTAATAACGGAGGGCATAATGACCATTGTGGGTGGATATGCGATAAGATCCTTAATGATGTACCGTTTGTCCAGCTATTCGCTACTAAAATCCTGAGTAGTGAGGCACTAGAAATTGAAAAGAGGTTGAGAGAACAGTATAAGCCTCGGTTTAATGTCTCTAGTGGTAACTCAAATCTAAGTAACTCAAATCTAAGTAACTCAAATCTAAGTAACTCAAATCTAAGCGCTAGGGGCATGACTGTTGGCGATCTGAAGGCTTCTGCTTTGACGGTGAGCTAGCTTTACAGTGGATAGCTCGCCTAAGGTTGCTCCACCTTGGGCCTGGGAGCCCTCCCCATGGGTACCCCCATCCCGACCCCACAAGGGTGCCTAGCCGGACCAACCTGGGTACCAGACGGGCACACCGTGGGTTCTGGCAGGTGACAGGCGGCTGCGGGGTGACAAATGGTAATAAGAGAAGTAGCAGACAATTAGTAGTTCTCATCCTCTAAAGTTACCACTGTAGCCCTCACACTGACCATCCCTCATAACCACACCATACCCTCACCTTCCATTCCTACTTCCTCACGGGCACCCGGTACACGAGGTGACGCTAAAGCAGAAGTGGCGGGTCTGAGAGGTGGACTGCCGGGAGCATGGACTGGGGACTGTAGGGTGGACTGGACCTGGTAGAAACATGCTATGAGACACTACTATTAAAGGTAGGAGGGTAGGGTGGAGGGTTCTCTATAATATTATAATATACCTTAAGGTACCTAATATATCCTTAATATACCTTTAAGATACCGTAGCGTAAGCTGCTAACCATGATTAATCAAATAATTAAAATCAAATAAATAAATTATAAAGAATTTTATAGTATCTAACAGTACCTAATAGATACTATAAGGTTCTCTTTATAGGGTTTTTATATATGAATGATATTCCTTTAGAAGATCTTGACGAGATCAACAGGGGTTTACCCTCATTTGCTCTTGGTAACTTTACAGGTCTCATTAAGAGGCCTAAGAAGACTACTGGTGGAGCCTCCTCTATTATTAATGAGGAGACTGCAGGGTTACTCAATGGTTATGCTGCACTTAAGAAAGTGATTGCTGCTGGAGAAGCTACTGATGACGATATCAGGGCTATTCATGGTGGATACTCTCTTACCCACTTCAAGATCGATTACGATATGCTTGGGGATCACTATGTATCTGACTATAGGGCTCTTATAACTCCTGAAGAGTTTGATGTGCTTGTCAACATCTATAAGCGTAGGAATGCTAATAAGGAAAATTTTAGGTTCCGTATTAGTAGGTTTACTAAGCTAGAGATTCCTACTGCTGCTTCTGTCAGGGAGTACTTGTACGATTATACTCCTATTCTTGAGGCAGTCCATAAGAACATTGTGGATGGTGTGTCTTTTGAGACTAGGAAGATGAGCACATCTAATAAGTATAAGTTGTATTTGTTGATGTATAATGATGAGCTGCGTGCAGGCTCTGAGGAGCACCTTGCTGTTGCTGATCAATTACACCTTGAGGCTATGAATCTTGAGTTAGCAGAAACTAATGCTATCCGTCAGATCATGGGGTTATCTATGGTGTCTGAGGAAGAGATGCTTGATAGGGTCTCTGGTAGAGTCCGTCATGACTCCAATGCGGTATGAGTTGATTACTTGATAGCTTCTTGTCATGAGTCATATGATCATCAAAAATTTTCATAAGTAGTAGGATTACACTTATTTATTAACTAGGAGGGTTGTGCTATGAGCGCAAAGACTACAGGTCCTGGTAGGACTATTAAGCGCAAGGCACTTGTAAATATTCAACCCTTGCACTCTTCATCTCGGCTCGGTGAGCTTGGGATGGATCCACTTCAGGCTACTATTGATAACATTAGGGCTATGGAGTTGCAACTTTATATGATGAGGCAGTTGCCTAAGCGGACTCTTATTGGTGAGGTAACGCTTCAAGGGCAGATCTCTAAGGCTTTGCAGAGCTTGATTCCTTATGGTTATCTTACTGCTGCTGAGGCTGAACGGCAATTGGCTATTATGAGGGAGAAGGGTGTAGGGGATGCTGAGGGTGATGAGGGGATTCAGATCTTTCTCACATCGCAGGACAATGCTGTATCTGCGGAGATTTCGATGGGAAAACACAAGGTGAGTACGTTTCCAGAAAACCCGAATATCGAAACTAACACTATTGGTGCCCCAGAATCTACATCCACTGGTGCCACTGCATTTGTGCCTGATGCAAATATCCCTGAGGAGTTACGTGGAATGCACTATGCAGACCGTGTAGATATTGAAGCTGGTATCGCTGTGTACCAGACAGAGGATGGTGAAATTAAGGATCTTAGTAAGACCTCAAGTAGCACTATCGGCTCTGTTATGTCTAGTAACGGACCTTCGCATGCCTAAGATTGTTCTTCATCCAGGGCAATCAAAGGCTATCGCTCATTTGTTCCCTTCTATTGGTGCTAAATACGTAAGGTACGCACCTGTAGTAGCCTCTCGGGGTTTCGGTAAGTCTTATGCGGCTGCCTCTGCAAGTATGATGGGTGTTAATGAGCTACTGCGCATGCCTATTAGTGTTCCTAATAAGAATGTGAGTATCATTGCACCTACATTTGACCAAGTAACAGATATCTACTGGCCCTTGCTGGCTCATGTGATGGGCCTTGAACGGTTAGCTATTAAGTCCTCTAGAGACCTAGGTAGATTCTGGTTTAAGAACGGCACACAACTACGTTTATGGTCTTATGAGGCTATTGAGCGTATGCGTGGTACAGGCCAGTTCATGGTGGCGCTTGATGAGGTGACCTCTTGGAGAGGTAAGCCTGGTTTGCAAGACGCATGGGAGTCGATCATTCACCCTGCTATGGTAACCCGATGGGCTGACAATCATCGTGGACTGATCATCTCAACACCAAGAGGCTACGATTACTTCTATGACATGACTAACATGCAGGAGAAGGATGATCGTTGGAAGACCTTTCACTACAGCTATCGTGATTCTCCGTACCTTAGTGCTGAGGAGATTGAGCGTATTAAGGCCAACACTGACCCACTTAAGTTTGCTCGTGAGTATGAGGCTAACTTTAAGGAATCTGGCTCTGGTGTGTTCTACATGTTCAGCCGCGATGATCATGTTACTCGAAACATTGATGACTGGCAGAATGGTGAGGATGTGCATGCGTGTATCGACTTTAACGTAGGTATTCAAGCGACCAGTATCTTTGCTCTTAGAAGTAACCAAATGCACTTCTTAGATGAGATGCAAGGGCATCCCGACACAGACTCTCTTGCGAAGAGACTCAAGCACCAATTCATCGACAAAGGTCATAAGGTGTACGCTTACCCTGACCCATCAGGTAACTCTAGGAAGACGTCTGCTCCTGTAGGGCAAACAGACTTTAGCATTCTTGAAGCTCATGGTATCTCTGTTAGAGTTAAAGGGCAGGTGCCTTTGGTTGATAGCGCTAATGCTGTTAACCGCATGCTGATGAACGGTAGTGGGCAAATCAATATGTACTTCCATACAGACCGTGTACCTAACACAATTCGTTCTATTGAGCGCACTGTGTGGGTGGAGGGTAAGCCTGAGAGTGCCACAATTGACAAATCTATGGGTGTTGAGCACTGGTCAGACGGTATCCGTTACGCTACTCAATACTTGTTTCCTATTATTCGTTTCCAGTTCAAGTCTGGTCAAGGCCATACATTCTAGGAGGACTATGGTGTTCACTAAACTTAGCTCGTCAGATCACATCTTTAAACCTGTTAGAGGTAGAATTGAGGGTCGTATTTGCAAAATCATGATGGGCTCTACTAAGCCAGTTGAAAGGCTCTACACAGAGAGCATGGGTGAAGTTAGCGAAGGGTTGCTTCTTAGCATGTCCAACACTAGCTTGGTTAAGGCTGAGCCTATTCTGCGGATGGCCCTTAAGGAGCTCCAAAGAGAGACTGAGATTCCTTTGATTCATAGCGATGTGTTTAAGCACAGCAAGGAATGGCTTATTCACATCGTCCCCAAGAGGGCTCTCCCAGAAGCTACTCTAATGAGGTTTAGCACTGTGATTGTAAACAAAGCAAGGCGTATCGGCTTTGGTAACCTTGATATCACGGTGGTCGCAGAGGAATAGCTTCACTCTGTTCTACTTATAGTTTATTAACTTTTCTGAGGATCTTCAATACATGCCCAAAGGTACTCCACGCAAGGAACGCACTAACGCTACACGACCTGCTCGCGGTAGCTCTAATTATGCAGCTAAGCATGATCAGTATAGTGGCGGTAAGTTCCATATCACAGCTAAGAACGTTAAACAACAGTTCTTGCTAGATAGTATTGAAGGCTCGGCTATTACGGTAGCTCTCGGCCCTGCAGGTACAGGTAAGACTTATGTGTCTGTAAAGAAGGCTGTGCAGCTATTCATGCAGACAGGTTCAGGCTATAGGAAGATTATCCTTGCTCGCAGTATCATCCCTACAGGTAAGTCTATGGGCTACCTTCCTGGAGACGTGACTGAGAAGCTTGTACCGTGGGTGCTCCCTATGCTGAGCGTTATTGAGGATTCACTCGGTAAGAGCCAGATGGAGTATCTGATGGCTACAGATGCGATTGAGATTCAACCTCTTGAGACTATTCGTGGACGCTCATTTGAGAATGCGCTTATCCTTATTGACGAGGCTCAAAACCTTGACTTTGAGGAGATTAAGGCCATCACTACTCGCCTTGGTGAGGGTAGCAAGATGATTCTTATGGGTGACGCATGGCAGTCTGATATTCGCGGTGACACACCTTTGCTGGACTTCTGTGCTATGTGCGAACGGGCTAACATTAGCATCCCTGTGGTGCAATTCTCTATCAATGAGATTGTGCGTAGTGATATTGTCGGTGCGCTCGTTAAGATGTTTCATCTTGAAGGCCGTATGGGCCATCGGGACTAGATATGCGTGATCTCAATCCAATCTCTATCTAACCAATTTAATAACTAACGATCTTTGAAAGGATCACTAATGCTGTTTAATGTAACAGGACAAACACGGCGTACTGTGGGTGATCCTAATGAGAAATACACAGCCATGCAGGAGTCGTGGCGACGTGCTCGTGCTATCATGGGTGGAGAGGCTACAGCTAAGGCTGCGGATTTGATTTTGGACACCACTACATTCTCCAATCTGCTGCTGCCGTTCAGTACTAATATGACGCAGGCTCAGTACGATTTCTACAAAGCAGAAGCAGAGCTACCTGGGCTTACAGGGCAGTATGCTAGCGCACTAATAGGGGGCTTGCTGAGGAAGCAACCACAATTCACTTTACCTAAATCGTTAGATAACGAAGAGAACCGTACTTGGCTCAATAACTCTTTTGGTGCTCAGGGACAAAGTCTGGTTAGCTTCCTTGCTGATGCACTTGCTGAGGAAATGCAGACATCTCGTGCGTGGGTTCTTGTTGAGACTAGTGCTGGTGTGAATGCTGCGGAAGTTAAACCTTTTGCTGTTAATCTTCCTGCTGAGTCTGTTATTAACTGGCGTAGGGATGAGAATCAGCGGCTTATCAAGCTTACTCTCCGGTACTACACTGAAGAGTTTGAAGAGGACAACCCGCATCATCCAACCTATGTTGACACTGTTAGCGATTACAACATCGTTAACAACCAGCTTGTTGTAACCAAATACAAGCGTAAACGTAAGCAGAACACGGCACCTACTCGCGAGGGTAATGTAGTAGTTTCTCCTCCAATGGAAGCTTCTGCCGAGGAATGGGAACAGTTTGCTACACTAGTACCTCTGTTGAGGGGTGAACCTATGACGTTTATCCCTGCATGGCCTCTTAATGGCAGCATTGAGGTTCAGAAGCCTATGAATCAGACGCTGGTTGACCGTGAGATTTCCCTGTACAACAAGGTATCTCGCCGCAACCACCTACTGTACGGGGCGTGTACGTATACTCCTGTTATTAGCGGTAACTTCCCTGATGATGACAGCTTTCAACGTATGGTGGTCAATAAGGGTCTTGGCAGTTGGCTTAACATCCCTGAGGGTGCATCAGCTACTATTCTACAGACACCTACAGCTGCTATTAAGGATATCAACGAAAGTATCGAGCAGAACGTTGCAGAGATGTCCCGTATGGGTATCCGTATGCTTACCCCTGACGGCACTGCTGCTGAATCGGGTGTAGCTCTTGAGATCAAGAACGCTTCTCAGACAAGTCAGCTAGGTCTGCTTAACAATAAGGCTAGCAAGTCTCTTGAGATCATCATTAGCATGATGCTTCATATGCGCTATGACATTGCTTTTAGTGACGCGCAGGAAGAAACCAGCTTTACCCTTAGTGTGGACTTCAATCCTACTCCGCTTGGTGCAGACTGGATGCGGTTGGTTACTGAGTGGTATGAAGGCCGCAAGATTCCTCGTAGTGTGTTCTTGCAGATTGCTAAGCAGAATGATATCTTACCTATGGACTATGATGACAAGGTCGGTCAACAGGAGATTGAGCAAGACCCTCTGATTATGGACGCTATGCCGTCAGCTAAAGTCGATGTAGAAAACGCTCTTAGAAAGGCTCAACAATGAGTAATAATCCATCTCTTATTGGTATTTGGGTTACCGTAGTGGCGGTAATCTCTGCGGTGGTGATCACACTATCTAAGGTGATGTATGCTACAGCGTGCTAAGCTCTTGGTTACTGTGCTTGCTGTGACACTCTTGATGGGTTGCTCACAGCTTGTAGGCTTGCTTAAACCTGGAGGCATTAACGCTAATGCTCAGCTAGGTAAAGAGAACACACAGCAGGTTGTGGCTAATCAGAAGGTTGAGGAGGTTACTGTAACAGGTAATACCGGTGAAACTTCTGTAGTAAAAGCGGAGTCTGCTGTAGTTGCTGAAAAGGTAGATAAGGTGGTCACTGCAGCTAGCACAAAAGCTGTAGTGGCTGGTCCTACTGTAGCCCCTAGTGTTGTATCGGAGCATGTAGAGCAGATCAAAACAAGCAATAAAGCTCAAGAAGTCGTAGCTGGCCCTGGTAGTCAGGTGATTGTTAATCAGACTGACCGCTATCCAGCTTGGCTTATTCTTTTGTTGGTTATAGGGTGGGTTCTACCTACTCCTGTAGCTATTCTAAATTGGGTTCTAAATAAGTTCCGCAGATCAAACTAAAGGAAGATAAATGTCATATAACCAAGAGATTTATGACCGTGTAGTGCAGCATTTAGCTGACACAAGGTTATATGAAGCAGAGACTCAAAGTAACGCTTCAAATGCTATTCAAAGGCATCGCCTGCGCTTGGCTGATCTCTTGGCTAGAGACATTCGGGCAGATGTCGGACCGGAAGTGAACCGTGCTATGACTGAGGTGAACTCTATTACTAGCACGGCAATCACAGAGTATGGATCTGCTGCTATTACTTTCAATGTTAATAATCTTAACAAGTCTATTGGCAGCTTCTTCACAGTTCGTAAGCCAACTGGAGTAGACGTGCTGCAAGAGATTGTGGGTAGTAATATTGGTGTTAGCAAAACGCTGGCTCAGCAGTTTAACTCTATCGGAGAGCATGAGCTTATCAGGCTCCAGCAGATCATTGGTAGAGGTATTCTTGCTAAGGCCTCTCAGGCTGAGATCATTAAGGAGGCTCTTGGTGCTACCTCAATGACAGAGAATCAAGTGCGAGCTCTTGTGCGAACTTCGCTTACCCGTACTCAGTCAGTAGCTATAGATCGTGTGATGGAGGCTAATGCTGATGTTGTACAAGGTTATAGGTTCACAGCAGTATTAGACGCTAGGACTTCAGCTATCTGCTCAGGTCTTGACGGTAAGGTCTTTCCTCTTTCAGAGAAGAAATACCGACCACCAATGCACTGGAATTGTCGTAGTAGTACCGTACCTGTTCTGAAGAACAAGGCTGACTTGCTATCTACAGACTCCACACGCATCAATAAGAAGGCTCTTGAAGCGCAAAACATAAAGAATCTACAAGGCGATGTACCTAAAGTAGAGGATTATGGCGGATGGCTTCGTAGGCAACCTATGGAGGTCAAACTGCAGCATCTAGGTAGCGAAGAACGGGTATCTCTATTTGAGAAGGGTACGCTTGCTGTTAAGGAATTCTTTACCAGTACAGGTAACCAGATTAGCCTTGCTACTTTACGTAGGCTGGACAACATGCGCACAACAATCTTTCCTAATAGGCAGGTCGCATTGGCTAAGGCTGCAGAGGATGGCTTTATGGTTAAGGCTAGCCGTCCTTATGACGTACTACGGTCTCCTCAAATTCAGAATGAGCTGAAGGCTATGTATATATCTGATGCGAGCAGTATGAACCAACCTATGTCACTAGTAGACTTCCGAGGTACATCACTTGCAGGTAAGCGGGCTACTCGTATCAGGTCGAATAACGAGTTCGATGAGCGCAACACATCTTGGGATCCTTTTACTGGAGAAGTAAAGAGTACTTTGTTGTACGACCCTGATTTCAATGTGTATCAGGAGCGTAAAGACTTCTTGTATGCAAGCAAGATTCTGACTAAAGACCAAAAAGACTTTATTGCTTCCTTTGTAGAGAGTCTCGAGGATTCTATTAGTGTCAACCAGCAGTCTGCTGTGCTTGAGAATCTTCGCGTTGTGTTTGAGCGTTATGCTAAGGACAAGAAGCCTTGGACAGACCTGATGAATGTCTTGCGAGCAGAGTCTCAGTACTCTGTAGTAAACGTAAGCCGTATCTTGGACAGGCGTAGTAGAGAGCGGGCTGACTTGTTTAGTAAATACCTCAGTGGTGAGGAACCTAAGGTGCAGATCTTCGGTGAGTACTACAACTTTGATCAATTATCTGAGCGGCAGCTCGACAATCAGCGGTATATTGACAACTGGAAAAATACTGTAGGTAGGGAAAAGGCTAGGGACGCTTACTACAGCAAAACTACACCGCTAAGGCAGTTCTTATTTGATCCAAAAGGTAAGTCTAAGAGTTGGTTAAAACAGCTTAAGTCTGCGCTAGAGAAAGAGTTCCCTGCAGTTAAGCAGCTTGAAGGGTGGGGTAATCCTACTGAGAGCCTCTTGCAAAAGGCTAGTAGGAATCTGCGGGAGAGCTATCGTAACATCGTTGACCTTGAGTTCTTGTTTCAGCAGAGTAAGAATTCAACCATAAAGTCGCTGTTTAGCCAAATGTTCTTTGGGACTACTAAGGGTAAAACTTTCACAGATGCACTACTGTCTGAAGGTCTGAATGACGCTAAGGGTATTGACGTATTTGCAGATGTGATGACCCTTGTTGCAGACGGTAAGAGTACTGACTATGACTCGCTTGCTATTAACATTGGCAAGAAGATCAACGAGAAGTGGCCTATCGACTTCCCTTTAAGAGCGGTCACTCTGGCTGACCACCATAAGGCAGGTAGCCGTATTCTTGAAGCTCTGAGGGACCAGAAGAAGATTCGTGTAGTGTCTCGTGGTGTTGTTCGTAGAGCGGCCATTGATATTGATACAGGACGTCCTAGCGGTGCATGGCAAGATACTGTCAGCCGTGAGGTTACCATTCTTGACCCTGATATGCTTGAGCTTCAAAAGAGGAACAGGCAGAATATTATCGCTCAGCGTCTTGGTGTTGTGAGTGATAGGGATAGACTATACGTACGCCCTGGAGAAAAGACTTATTTCGATGCAAGAGGTAAAAATACAGGGCAATCTATTATCACTCGTAGGGCGTCTGCTAACTACGATAAGCTGATTGTAGATCGCGATTTTGCAGACATGCTTAATCATACTATGACGGTTGAGTACGAGACTGACAAGACCTTTGCTAGCTTCATGGATGATGTTGTTCGTTTTAGAGACCCGCGTGGGCAAGTTCAGAAGTATGACGATCTGAATGATTTTCGTAAACTTATTCTTCAACGGGGAGACCAAGGTTTTGGTTTTATGCAAACAGTTAAATGGCATACTCAGCGGGGAAAGCCCTTTAAGGTTCTTGCTCAAATTGACGGTCGTGGCCGGGTCTACTATCAAGGCTATCTAACTCCTACCGGGGGTGAGGTGGTTCGACCTTTCCTGAATAGTGCAGTGGCACGACAATTTGGGCCTGAAGAGCTACAAGAGCTATCCATCCAGCTAGGGGCTATGATCGGTCCTGCTACTGAGGCACTTACTCAAGCAGGCCGTATGGAGATATTTATTCGTAATGAAAAGGACGTTCTTAGTTTGGGTAGGCTGATGATGAGCACTACTCAGAGAGACCGACGAATTAGAGAGTTCCTTGAGCACCCTCTTATTCGCTCTCATGATGCAGAAGAAATTCCTAAGATTTCTCGTATGGCACTTGAATATGCCCGCGTATATGATCATGTTGGAGGTAATTTCGGTGATCTCGCTAAGCTACGTACTTATAACACAAAGCTAATGATTGAGAACGACGCTTCCTCTTCGGGAGCTCAGATTATTGGGCTCTCTACGGGTGATCGATCTATCTCTATTAATAGTAATGTGCTTGCAACTGACAAGAAGAACCGACTGTATGACTTGGTCGCTATGGATACTGCTAGTGACCCAGAGTTCCATGCTATCAAGGCTCTTTCAGGAGCTAACATACAGTGGACCGATCTTGCAAAAGCAGCTAAGGCTTAACATAATGGGTCTTTTAAAATTCCGTTAATTGCTGGGACACCTCACGAAATGAGGCAATCAGCAGCCAAGCTTAAGTAGGAATACTTTTGAAGGTTCAACGACTAGAGTGTACAATCCAGGCCGGATTATGAGACTCGTAGGGCGCAAGTGCGTTCGAAACGCGGAACAGGTAGAAATACTTGAAGATATAGTCTGAACTATATAGTGATATATAGGATTAATTGGGACACAAATATGGAAATAATTTGGAAGAATTTCGAAGATACTGACTATATTGTTAGTAATACTGGTATAATTATAAATACAAGAACTAACAAAACTATTAACCAGTTTCCGGGAGGTACTGGTGGGTATATGATGGTCAATATCTGGCACAATAAAATGAACAGAATTGTTGCTGTACATCGTGTAGTGGCAGAAACATTTATTCCAAATCCGTTAAATAAGAGAACTGTAAATCATATCGATGGCAATAAGCTTAATAATTTCGTAAATAATTTAGAGTGGTCTACCTATTCTGAAAATTTGAAGCATGCAGTTGATACAGGGCTAAACCATCGAGGTATGGCAAAGCCTAACGCCAAATTAACTGACGATAAGGTAATTGAAATACGTAAACTCTTCCTTAACGGGGCTACAAATAGTGTAATAGCAAAGTTGTATAATGTTGCTGACGGAACTATTAGCCAAATTCGTAACGGATTCACATGGAAACATGTACAATTAATCGATAGTAATTAACGCCTACTATTTAACATAATGCAAAATATGGTTAGCTTCTACGGGGCGGGTAAGGCCACTCAGGCAGCTAATATTGAAGCAAAGTTTGCTAAAGTACTAGAGGGTAAGGGATATACCGTTATCACGAAAGACTCTCTAAAAGCTGCGATAGCTCCTATTAACAAGGCGATTAAAGACGCGGAGTACTTAGGTGCAAGCGAAACCGCTAGGTCTCTTAAAGAAATTAAGAAAGAGCTCATAGAAGTAGTTAATGGTGAAACAGACATTGGCTATGACCTTATACAAGCGGCTAGGGATGTACATCCTGATGTTAGTCAGTTTGTAGATGAGCTAACAAACGTAAAAGTGGGTCTTATTGGGCCTGCACAGTTTAAGCAGGTGTCTGAGATTATGTCGAAGCATCTTGCCGAACGTGCTCCCGTTACTGGTAAGTTCGTGCAATTCTGGAAGCAAGCGTCTAAAGCGTTTATAAATGAAACAGAGAAGGTAGACATCCCGTGGGTAACCTTTGATGGCAAAGTACTTTATCAGCGTTATAGGCCTAAAATTCAGGAGAGCATCAACTTTATCGATCCTGTCACAGGTAGACGAGTTCGTAATATCTATCAGGATAGCGTAACAGATAGTAATCTTCAGGGTAAGTCTAGCATAATTCGTGCTAGTATTGGCTTTGGAGTTAATGGTAACCACATGAATGATGCAACAATTGTTCGCAGATTTCATTTATGGGGTAAAAAGAATGGTGTAGGTACAGCTACTATCCACGATGCGTTCTTCACTAATATTGGAGATGCAACTAAGGCTAAGTGGGCTCTTAGAGAGATCTATGCGGATGCCCTTGATGGGGATACCATCCGGAATACACTAAAGAGGATGCGTGATGAAGGTATGTCTGAGGCTACTTATCAAGAGCTTCTTCGCGTAGCGCGAGAGGACGGCTTAATTGATCCTCCCAACAAAATTACTAGAGCAGATGTGCTAGCAAAGATTCCAAAAGGAATGGACTGGTATGGTATTGGTCCATAGTATTCAATAGGTGCGGTAGATCTGTGATCATAACCGTTATTTCTGGCTGTGCCAAAAGGAAAATTAAATGAAATTCAAACGTAATGCAGATGGTTCGTTGGTTCTTGATGATGCTGGTAACCCTATCCTGGAAGATGCAGGAGAAGAGGTAAACAACATCGTTCAGAGCAAGGTGTCGGAAGAGCTTAAGGCGATCAAAGAGAAGCTTGATAACGCTTATAAAGCTCGTGATGCCGCTGCGGCCAAGGCTGCTGAGCTAGCAGAAGCTCAACGTCTTGCTGATGTCAAGCGTCTTGAAGATGAAGGTAAGCATGCAGAAGTAGCGCAAATGAAGATCTCCCATATGGAAGGTCAACTGAAGGCTGCTCAAGCACGTATTACCGAACTTACTCGGGATGCTGCTGTGGATAGTGCTATTGGAGGTTTGAACTTCCAAAGCCCTGCTGCAGCTAAGGCAGCGCGCCGTGAAATTATTGACCAACTGGTCTGTGATGAAAACGGGGTGTGGATGCATAAGACGGGAGTTTCGATTAAGGACGCTGTTCTGGCTTTCGAGAAGCATGAAGACAATGCTTTCTTGTTTAAGCCTAAGCAAACTACTGGTACTGGATTTGATGCAAGTGGTAAACCCATTGACACATCGGCTGGTATTGGTGGTCGTAAAATGAGTGATATCCCTGTTGCCGAGATGCTCGCTTTGGCGGCTCAAGGTAAGATTAAAATGTAAAGGATTTTTGAAAAATGATCGATCATACCCTCTTTAAGAACATCGCTGTTGCTATCTCTGCGTACAGCCATGAAGCCTACACGAACGCTAAGAAGATCAATGGTACCGCCATTGTGTCGACTGACGGTCGTATCTCTGGTGATAACGAAAGCTTTATCGGCCAAATGCGCTGGTACAAGCCTCAGGCTCCTGTGATTAACAACGCTAGCCTGACTAACTCCGCTGCTGGTACTTATACCGATCTGTCTACTGAAGTCGCTGACTACATCAAGGCCGCTCGTACTGTCGGTACTCAGCAAGTTAACCTGCAAAGCCTGATCTCTCAGCAAGATGGCCTGGCTAAGATGTCGCGTGACTACGCTGAACATCGCGCTCAAGATGAGCACAATGCTATCCTGTCGGTGCTGAAGGGTGTTGCCGCTTACGAAGCTTCTCGTGGTACCGGTATTGACACCTTTGATACTAACGCTGATGGCGCTACCACCGGCTTCTTTGTGGACATCAACGCTGCTGGTGCTTTTGGGGCTGCTGCTGTGGATGCCGCTACTGAGCGTAAGCTGATTGACAACACCGCTACTGGCGCTGCTCGTGGCGAGCGTCTCTTCCGCGCTCTGGGCATGGCTTACAAGGACTACGAAGGTGACTTCATGTACATGGTTACTAGCCCTGAACTGCTGGCTGACCTGCGTGCTGCTAACCTGGTGGATACGACGGTTACCACAGAAGGTAGCATGACCTTCCAGACCATCTTTGGTGGTAAGTTCCGTCTGCTGCTGACTCGTGCTGCTCAAGGTAACGTGTCGGCATCGGCTAACGTAAACGATCGTTCTACCAAGACGACTTTCCTGCTGAAGCCAGGCTGTGTATCGTTTACCGGTATTGCTGTGCCTACTCCTGTGGAAGTGCAGCGTAACGCTGAAGCCTATGCTGGTGGCGGCTCTACCTCTATCTGGTACCGTTGGTCCTTTATTGCTCATCCTCTGGGCTACAACTGGGCTGGCGCTACTAATGCGTTTGCTACTGACGCTGCTTATGGCACTGCTGGTAGCTGGACTCGTAAGATGGATGCGCTGAATCTGGGCATTCTGCCTATCTTCCACTCTTAATAGTAAGGTGACGTATGGCCCTGGTAGTCGGGACTAACTCCTACGTCACTGTGGCAGAAGCTGTGGCTTACCTTGCAGATCGTATTGATACTGATATGTGGGACACAGCTACTCCAGAGGACCAGGCCAAGGCGCTCGTTACTGCAACTCGTATGATCGACGACAAAGCGTTTGTCGGTCAGATGGTTTCTAATACGCAACCTCTATGCTGGCCTCGCGTCAATGCTACGATCAAAGACCCTAAGTTCGGTGGTACTGTAACGTTCCCTACGACTACAGTGCCTGAGCGGCTTAAGCGGGCAGTGATTGAGCAAGCCCTTCATCTTTTGAGTAATGAAAATCTCCTAGAGTCTAGAGCGTTGGAGTTAGAGAAGATAAAGGTCGGCCCTATTGAAATTGAGGGTTCTGCAGCTAACTATAAGGCTCCTCCAAAAGAGTCTCCAATGGTGCGTGAACTTATTGAGCCTCTGCTTGCACCGGCTGTTAGTAGTAACGCTGTGTGGAGGGCTTGGTAATGGCAACACTCAAGGATAAGGCTGTTGCAGCTGTTGATAAAGCCTTTAGAAAAGTAGACTCTCTTATGATGGATGCTACTTTTACCGCTAAGTCAGCTAGCGATTTTAGCTTAGCAGCAGGTGAAACGGTTGAGGTAGTCAACCCTCCTGTCACTAAGCGAGTGTATCGTATTGAGAAGCTCATTAGGTCAGCTGAAGGCCCTGTCAAGGTCGAGCAATTTCTGTTTAAGTCAGATGGCAAGGACTATACGGTTTACGACAGCTTAATTGTGAATAGTATTTCGTACAGGATTGTCACTGCTGTTGATGACGGCTTCACTGTTACTGCAGAGGTGATCCGTGTATAAAGAAATTCAAGCTTATGTCTACGAACTGATGGCACTCGTTGAGTCTAAAACAGGCTTACGGGCGTATCCTGCTAATTATCAGGGCAGCATCAATGGAGAGTCTCATATTAGATTTTACATCATCGGCCCTAGGGTTAAACGATTGAATTCTAGTAAAGGTAAGCTGTACGAAGGGGTACTCAAGGTATCTCTACTAGTGCCTGCGGGTGCTGGTGATAAGCTTGCATTTTCTCTAGGAGCTGATGTCGCTTCTGTGTTTAACAACAAGACCTTTGACAATGAGCTATCATTTTCAGTAGGTAGTCTTAATACTTACGGCTTAGATTCCGTTTTGAAGTCTCACTGGAGAGTGGACTACACAAATAACTTTTTGATTTCTGGAGAATAAAAGATGGCACACATTTCCTCGATCCAGGCTAGTATCTTTACACAGCTGGCCTTTAACCCTAATGCAGTGGCAACTCTGTCTGATGGTAACACTCAAGCTAAACTGGTAGCTCTGTTTGCTACAGCCCCTACTCAAGTAGCTAACATCCGTGAGTTCCCTGAGTTCGGCGCCCCTGCTAACATCGTGAACGTTCCCGTTTACGGTAAGAAGACTTCGGTGCAGGTGCAAGGTCAATCTGACTCGCCTACGCTTGAATTCACGCTGAACTATGTGCCTGCTGAGCACGCTGCTGTTCAGGCTATGGTCGGTAATGGTCAGCTGTACGCTTTCCAAATCTCGTTGACCTCTCAAGAACCCGCTAACCTGTTGCAAATCCCTACTACGGGTATTGGTACGCCGGTTGGTAATGTTAACACGAATAACACCGTGTTTAACTTCTTGGGCAAGTTTGAGTCGTTCCTGGTCACGCCTTCGCTGACTGACTCGACCCAAGCTAAGATTACGCTGTCGATGCAGACTGAAATGTTCGGCCCTGCTACGTACGCTAGCGTCTAATCTGTGGTCTAAATTGTAACCAGATCGGAGGGGTCTTATGGCTCTTCCCTTCTATTTAGGAGTTTTATATGTCGAATGTAACACCATTTAGCAAGGCTTATGTCCTTGACACTACGATGAATCATATGCATCGTGCTATCAGTATTAGTGTGAAGAAAACACTTGGCCGCCTTGCTGAATTTGAAGGTAACGCCGCTAAGGGTACTGAAATTATGGAGACGCTCTCCAACTTGCAAACTATGGGTAAACTGCTTGATAACTTTAAAGCAAATAACCCTTCGTTGTTTGCAAAAGAATAATTTAGTTAGACTCGCACCGTTTTGTTAATTTTTAGTAAGGAATACTATTATGAAGAATCTCGTTGGTAAGAAACTGACCCAAAAAGCTAAGTTCCTGGGTGAAGAAATTGTGATCAACAAACTGCCACTGGGCAAGGTGTTCGATATCCAAGAAGCTGCAAAGGCTGCGGGTACGGATGAAAAGGGCCAGATGGGCGTGATGCTTATGACCTTCCAATACGCAGTTGCAGGTGCTGAAGATCTGACTCTGGAAGATATGCTGGGCTGGCCTCTGGATGAGCTGCAAGAGCTGTCTGAGCAAATCATGACATTCTCCGGCCTGGGAAACGCGAAGAAGGCGGAATAACTGTCGACCTAGATGTTGAGGATTTGGAGGTCTATGATATGGCCTTCAAATTAGGGATGACTGTACGTAAAATGCTTCATGAGATGGACTATGAGGAATTCCTCGGTTGGCAGTCTTATTTCATGAAGAGGCCTCCTGGTTGGGAAGAAGACAACCGTACTTATCTTATGATGAGCGTACAGGGAGTTAAGGCTAAGCCTGAGTCCATATTCCCTAGATTGAAGACTATGAAAGAGGCTTCTGCTCCTAAATCTCAAGCCAAAGCACTGGTGCAATCTGGGTTCTTGGATCGTTTACTTACTACCGCCAAGAAGAACGGCGTTGACTGGAATCCGGAGATCAGTGATGAAATTACAGGTAAAAGGGATAAGGTCAATTCTCCCTAGCATAGTTCGGCAGATTGAAAAAGTTACTGAGAAGGTAGCTGATCAATCTGCTGAGCGTCTGCTAGAAGACCTTGTGTTATCGACACCTATCGATACAGGCTTTGCAAGGAGCCAATGGACGTTGAAAAATACGTCTGCGCCATTAGGGGTAACTTACTATACTAGTAGGTCAACCCCTTTATTTGGCTTAAATAGAACATATGTGTTCAGCAATAATGCGCCGTATATTGATGTACTCAATACAGGATGGTCGCAGCAGGCACCGGCTTTCTTTATTGAATCGACCATCTATAAGAATGGGTACAAAATAACGGGTACTATAGTACCGAAACGTAAGTAGGAGAGATAATGACTGAAACGAACAATCCGAACATTTCGTTCAAGGTCGTCTCGGACTCTTCGCAAGCGCAGGCGGACTTAAAGCGGGTAGATGCTTCACTTAATAAAGTAGAGAACAGCGCAAACTCGACTGCTGCAGGCTTAGTTTCCTTGGCGTCAAAATTGGCAACAGCATTTGCTGGGGCCGCTATTATTACAGGCATCACGAAGACATCGGATGCTTTTACAAATTTACAGAATAAGCTTAAGCTGGTGACTGAGTCTACCCAGCAGCTTGTTGATCTGCAAGATGATCTAATTTCGCTTGCAAACACAACTAGGTCTAGTGTAGACTCTACCGCTAGTGTGTACTCCTCTTTCGCAAAATCGGTTAAGGGCTCTCAGAAAGACCTTCTTGCCGTTAGCCAAACAGTTCAGCAAGCTGTAGCTATGAGTGGTGCAACAGCTGAGGGCGGTCAAGCTGCTATCTTTCAGTTGTCCCAAGGCTTGCAGTCTGGCGTTCTTCGCGGTGAAGAGCTTAACTCTGTACTTGAGCAGACTCCTGCTTTGGCTAGGGCTATTGCTGCAGGTATGGGTAAGACTCTTGGAGAGCTGCGTGAAGCCGGTCAAGCAGGTCAGCTTACAACCTCTGTTGTGTATGACGCCTTGCGCAAGCAGGCCTCTGTTGTCAACGAAGAATTTAACAAGACAAGCATAACCATTGGGCAAGCTAACGCTAATCTTGCAGGTGCTGGCCGCGCAGTGGCGGGTGAAGTATTTACAACCATAGGGTTATCTAACCGTATGGCGCGTAATGTCGATAATCTCAGTAAGAAACTTCTTGCTAATAAGGATGCTATTGTCGCCTCTGCTTCCCTTACTAGCTTGGCGGTTAGAGGGTTTGTTGCTGACACAGGTAGGGTGATCTCTGCGTTTAACCCGTTGTTCAGCGTGCTAGGCGCTGAATTTGAGCGTATGGTGCCTGTTATCAAGTTCATGCGGTTAAACGTCTCTCAGATATTTAATATTGAAGCGTTGGTGCAGTACAGTGCCCTTACTCGCTATCTTGCTGACCAGCTTACGCTTGTAGGGGTTAAGGCTAAGAACGCTCTTAGTTTCTTAGGTGCAGACTTTAAACCTGACTTCTTTAATGCAGCTCGTGAGGTGGTACGTTCTAAGAGCATCCCTCAGCTTGAGGCTAATATTAAGAGCTTGGCAGATGTAATTGAGACACCTACTGGTCTGGGCTTCTTCAAGGATTTCGGCAAGGCACTCACAGGAGACACTGAGCTAGTGACCGCTATGCTTGACGCTATTAGCGTAGGCCCTGATAACAAGTCCTTCAGAGACTTTGTCGATATGGGCCTAGAAGTCAGGCAGATGCTCGCTTCTCTAGGTTTGGTAGAAAATAAGCTAGTCGTTATTGGCAATGTCCGTACGGATAAGCTTCTGTCTCTAGGGGAGTACTTTAAGGAAATCAGCCGGGTAGCTAGGTCATCCGTTCCTTATGCACTGACCGAGTCTATTGAAGCCATTCAACGCTTTACGCTTGCTGTTGGTAGCTATTTCCTTGAGGCTCAGCGAAATACAAGCGGCCTCTTGTCTGTTGTGTTCGGCGCTCTCGGTAAGGCAGCATTTGCTATGGTGGGGTTCTCTGCGGCTACAGACAGATACGCTCGTGGTATCTACAACACAATGAAGGGCCTTGGACTTCAGTTCATCCTCACTGGAGCTTTGGCCGGGAAGATTGGTAATCAGATTAAAGGCTTATTTACCAATATAGCAACTAGCTCACAAGCTCTTGAGTCATCTATGCGAGGGCTTGGTAGTTCATTCCGTGCTCTATCTGATGAAGGTGCTAAACAAATTGCGCAGGATATTGTGGCACTAATAAGTGTAGGCGCCAACTCTTTCTTATTCAACCGAATAATAAACCTTACACAAGACGCATCTGACTCCTTTGACAGGCTCCGCAAGAGTGTCGGGTTTAGTGTTAACGACATTACAGGTACTTTCAGTAGGTTCGAGGCTGTAACCGAGCGCATGTTCCTTGAATCTTTGTTCGATGGTCGTGCTGACAGTATGGCCAAAGTCTTTAATCGTATTAGCCGGGAAATCACTCAGGCGACTCCAGCGTTAGAGCGTATGCGTAATGTGCTGGGCAGTGGTCTGGTTGACTCTATGGAGAATGTGTTTGGTGACAAGCTTGTAAAGTCAAGCGCTCAAGCGGTGTTCTTCTATTATGATTCAGCTGTTAATATGCTGGATAAAATCATTAGCATGACCTCTGTTAAGCTGAGACAAATCTCTGGTGTTATAGAGAGGTTTACTACTAAAGTTAAAGCGCTATTCTTTGACGTTTACGATAAAGTTGTTGGAAACTCTTACTGGCCTGATATGATCCAAGGGATTATTGACTGGTCTAATAGGCTTGATAAAGATGCATTCACGATTGTAGAGAAGTTTACTAAGAAAACTAAACAGGCTTTTGAGTCTATCTCTGCTATTGATATCACTGATCCTTTCGGTAATAAGTCATTCTTTAGTATCGATGAAGAAGGTATTCGTAATGGTGTTCGTATCCTCGCTGGCGCTGTTATTATCGGTATTAGCACCGCTCTATTCTCCCCGGCATTGTTTGCAGCCATGGGTAGCTTCTTGGCCTTTGAGATTGCCAAATCTGTTGCGGTGTCCACTGATAAAATGCTAGGTAAAGTCTTTAATGTTAGCGCATTTGAAGAGATCGGTAAGAGTGTAGGTGCTGCCGCAGGCGCTCTGGTTGTGAGCATGCTTAAACAAATCCCTGACATGTTCAGTGCAATCATGAACTTTGCTAGCGGCTTTCTTACCGAGTTCCTTAACCAGTTCGGTCTGATTGGCGAGGCCATCAAGGGTATCGCAAATCTAGTTACCGGCGGTAATATCGGTCTGCTCCCAATCATGCTGTTTGGCGCAAGCAAGGCAGACGGTATCTTGAAGAGCTTGTCTTCAATCTTTGGTGAAACAAAGAAAGTAGGAGATGCGGCTAAAGCTGCTAGTGGCGGAGCTGGCGCATTACCTAGCATCTTAGGTAAGATTGATACTAAGTTTGCTATGGCTGCAGTTGTAGCTCTTATATCTGCTGTCAGCTCCGAAGTTAGTATCTTTAAGGCGTCTATGACGGCGGCTCCGTTGATGCTGGTTGCATTCTTAGGCACTGATGTGACGGGTAAGCTAATCCTCAATACTATTAGTGCTGTGCTTACCAAAGTGACAGCTAGTATTGCTGCAAGTACTGCTGCTGGTGGGTTGATTGGTCGTATTCTTGAGCGTATGTTCGGGTCTAACGGTGCTGCTATTGGGGCCGTAGCATCCAGTGCAGCTAATCGCGCTAAGAAAGCAGTTGAGACTGTGTTTGGTGTGTTAGCTAAGGTGACCGATGAGGAAAACCGTAAGGCATATGTTAATGGCCAAAAGAGCTTCACTGAATTCGCTATGGGTGCCGCAGGCGATAAGAATAAGGCGTCCTCTGCCTCTTATAAGCCAGGTAATATCATGGGCGCTATGCGGTTTAACGAGGAGCAGCAAGAGCGCAAGAAGACATCAGATGCGATAGCTAGCTGGACTGATAAACTAAAATCGCAAATCAAGGAAAAGGGTAGTATTCTCAAGGATATGCTCTTTGGGGCTAATTCTGGAGGTATGAAGAGCTCATTTGCAGATGCTGTTGGTAGCGCCGCTGCTATGGCAAAATCGGCGGTTAATGTAAATCCGGCTGATACAGTTATTAATAAAGCTGTTGGGTTGAATCAGTCAGCGATTGCGGCTAACATGGCTGCTGTTACAAGCACTATCTCTAGCTCTATGACTACGCTTGCAGCTACGACTACAGCTACGGCAGGGCCAGGCGGGCTTATGAGCAAGCTTATGTTTGGTAAGGTAGGTACTATTGCTGCTGTTCTGCTGTTGTCTAACCTTGCTGCTAAAACAGCGGAGGCTGGCGTAAAAGACGTTGCGAATAAGGCTATGGACTACATTGGTACCGGCCTTGAGTTGGGCTTTATTGGTGCTGCTATTCTTGGTACGGATGCTGGCCGGAAGGCACTTGGCGCAATTGGCGGGTTCATTGGCAAGGCTATTGGGTATCTGGCGCAGCTTAAAGGTATAGGCGTAATTGGTAGAGTTCTTATCAGCATCGGTGGCGCGGTGAAATCTGTTGTCGCTGGTATCAGCGCTTTCATTGGAGGAATCCTCACGGTAAAGGGCGCGCTGCTTAGCCTGGCAGGTTTCAGCTTGTACTCGATCTTCTTCGGGGAGGGTGATGGCTGGCTTGAGCGTATGAAGAACAACCTTAAGGGTATCCTCAATACGCTAGCTAACATTGCGGGTTTCAACGACATCTGGCCCAATGAAGCCAAGATGAAGCCATTGCGATTTGCAACTCAGAAATCTACTCTTGACGCTGCGAAGTCTATCGGCATAATCGATAAGGGTCTGTCTAAACAAGTCGAAGAGCGGATTGATAGTATCAACTTCTCTACGCTCACCCAGACGCAAGCTAAGCAGCTGCAGAGCTATAACAAGATGATCACTGAGCAGGTCACTAAGGCTAAGCTTGAGATCAAAGAGCTCGGTGAGGTTCAGAAAGAGACTACTGACCGTATTAAGGAGATCACAGATCAGCAGGAAAAGATGCTGATGAAACTCCGTAAGGGTCAGACTAAGTCAGTGCTTAGTGATGCTATTAAGCTGCAAACGCAGATTGAAGCGCCTACGAACACTAAAGCCAAGGAAGCTGTTAATACTGTCGCCGGAAAGATGCAGGCAATCGCAGCTAAAACTCCACTACGGTTCTTCTTTCCTTCATTAGCTATCGTAGTTAACAACGGGGCAGCCAACAAGTCAGCTATTGACGAGGCAGTTGATCGGGTGATTAAGCGTACGATTGTTCAGCGTAATGACCTGAAAGAAGCTTACAAGCAGGTAGGTAGTGATATTTCGTTTGCATTTGAGAAGATCGGAGATGATGCTCCACTGCTTGATGCGACTAAGTATAACAAGCCTATCACTGAGATGACTGCAGCTGTTGCTAATTCTATCAAGAAATTGCAGGATGCTGAGGAGGGAGCAGGCTTCTTTGCTAAACTCGGGTTTGGTGCATCTGATAATGCTAAGATCGAAGAAGCTACAGCAGAACTGTTTAAGAATACAAAAGCGCTTGCTGAATACACTAAGTACGTTCGTGAACTCGCGCAGACTCAGTCTGAAGTTAATGCCTTCCAAAAGAGTATTACCGACACTGAGACCGCACTCAAGGCTCTTAATATCACGGCCAACCGTGGAGACTTGTTGAGTAATGTGCAATCTATCAAACTTAAGAACTACACTGACCTGCTGAAATCCCTGGAGAATGAGCTTGCGAAGGCAGGTAACACCGCTGAAGCAACTAAGATTGCCGCTCAGATTGATATTGTTAAGGTTAAAATCGCTAATAACATTGACAGCGCGGAGGTCAAGGGTACTGTCAAGGGCTATCTCGAGAAACTTATTAAAGACGCTAATGTGTCTGGTGTTGACTGGCAGCAGATTCTTGCGCTCAAGCCTGAAGTACGGGCTAAGGTGATTGCACAGCTAATTGATCTTGGTGCTAAGATTCGTAAAGTAGGGGAAATCCCTGTAGGGTCTGTGGGCGCTCTTGAGCGCTCAGCTGAGCAGAGCAATGCAATCCTAGTATCTCAACAAGCTATCTCTGGCGTTCTAAACAGTAATGCTACTGCAGCTGAATCTTTTGCAACTAAAATGCTGCAAGGGGCGGCAGCTAGCGCAGATATGCTTAATGACGCAAGGCTGGCGGCTAACCCAGCTCTCGCTAGTAAGCTTAAGACTGTGTTTGATAGGCAGTCCCAGCGCCAGGAAGCTTATGCAGGTAGATCGAAAGATGCGCCTATGACACCGGCGGAAGCTCAAGCTATCGTAGCTGACCAGAAGCTGATTGATGACACCAGGTCGATGCTAATGGGTAACGCAGCTAAGAAGGACGCCAAGACTTACATTGACGTGATTAATGAGCGTCTGTCTAAAGCGGGTGCGTCTATAAATGCTGAGAAGCTGTTTGCACTGCAGCCTGATGTCCAGAAACAAGTCTCCGAGTATGTCGGAGAGATTCTCCGCACTCGTGATAAGTTGACAAAACTGCCTGTAAATAAGGCAACAGGTCTGCCAGATACGCAGCAAGCTAGTGCACTGCAGAAGAAGATCGATGATACCAAGACTAAGCTAGATAAGTTAGCGACAACTTATTCTACCTTTGATGATATGGTAAGCGATAAGCTCAAATTGCTACCAGATAAGGTGTCTCCTGAGGTACTCGCCAACTTGTCGTCTAGCGCATTCGACGGTGTGATGCGGATTGCTCAGTCAATGGATGATGCAGTTACTCGCTTGAAGTTTGATCCATCTAAGTCCCTTATGGAGAACTTTGCTAACTTTAAGGAGAGCTCTAACATTATCCGTACTGCTGGCGCTGATATCGCTAAACTGATTGGTGTCTCTGTAGAAGACGCCCTCAAAGCGCTTGGCATTGATTGGCAAGACCTTTTCGGTTTGAAAGACGAATCTCGTCGAACTCTGATGAAGACTGCCGAAGAAATCCTTAAGAAAGAGAAAGAGCTAGAGCAGCTGCGTAAGAACCCAAATAGTTCCTTGGAAGACATTAACAAGGCTGAATCTGGGCTTAAGGCTCTCAAGCAATCGGTAGATAATACCTTCGCCTCTTATAACTCACTTAAGGCTCTTGGTGATACTTTCTCTAGTGGCCGATTCTTTGAGCTACCTAAGAAGTCGCAAGACGACCTCATGGAGCTAGGGGGCCTTATTAGCAGCTTAGATAAGCAATTGAGCGATATCTCTCTTAAGTCTATCGACCTGAGTACTGACGCAGGTAAAGAAGCCCTTCAAAATTATGCTGCTCTTCTTAAGCAGCGTAAGCAAGCTCAGCAGAAAGTCGAGGACACTGATTTCCTTGACAAGAGTATTGAGAACATGACAGAAAGGCTGTCTAAGCTTGGCTTCAATATTGATCCATTAGTGATTGCTAAGCTCGGCTCGGATATTGTGGACCAAATGCGTAATAATCTCAGCAAGCTGAATGCTGCGTATAGGAAGCTCAATAATGCTGCCCCTGGTTCTCCAGAAGCTAAGCAAGCTAGCAATGAGATTAGTGGTCTTTCCGAAGGTCTACGCTCTGTTGAGAGAGCAGCGTCTGAAATGGGCAACTTCAGCAATAGCATGGTGTCCGCTGGTAGTAATTTTGTTAAGGGTATCTTGACTAATACTAGCGGTGCATGGTCTGGCTTGCTGAACAGTGTTACAGGCACTATCGTAGAATCCTTCTCTAACCGCGTTGGTGAATATTTGTTCCGGGATATGGCAAATAGCCTAGCAGGCGAATTGTTCGGAGGAGAGCTCGGTAGTACAGCCGCTAACGCGATGTATGTTCGCCCTGTTGACGGTAGCTTCGGAGGTTCTGGTGCAGAAGGTAATCCTGACTTTGTTGGCCCTCCTTCCTCTGCAGCCGGTGGTCTTGAAAAGGCTGCTGGTGATCTTGGCTTTGGCGGTATTGTCAATAAGTTCAAGATGATCTTTGGAGAGAAAGGTATCTTCGGTCAACTCAAGAAGATGTTCAGTGGAGGCGAAGGCGGCGAAAGTTTGTTTGGTAAGCTGTTCAGCGGAATTAAGAGCTTGTTTGGTGGCGGAGAAGGAGGAGGTATCCTCAGTGGTATCGGCAGCCTGTTCAAGGGCATTGGTGGCCTATTTGGATTCTCTGAAGGAGGCTTCACAGGTGAAGGCGGTAAGTTTGAGCCTAAAGGTATTGTGCACGGTGGTGAATTTGTTATCAACAAAGAAGCTACTAAGCGTATCGGCCTCGGCTACCTTTCGCGACTCAACAGCTTTAAGGGCTACTCTAGTGGCGGCCTAGTTGGCGGTGTAGCTAGTGATTCCGTGACGGACGCTGTTCGTGGTAGCGCGGCAGCAAGTGTGAGCAATCAGACAGTCAACTTGGAAATTGTTGGAGATATCTCCCGGCAGACTAAGGCAGAAATTTACAAGATGCTTCCGAGCATTGCAGAGGGTGTTAACGCCCATAACAGAGAGAAAGGCTTTAAAGGTTAAATATGTATGGTATCTATGATGGTAATCGGGTCATTGCGCAATTTGTCACTCCAATGACAATGCGTAGCAATCGACCAGTGTTTTCCTCAGATACCCTCTCACTTAAAAGGCAAGTAGCAGTACAAGGGGCTCAGCGTTGGGAATTAACCACAATGCTGATGCCTCTCTCTCATACAGCAGAGGAGCTTTTTGTTAATTTGACAGTGAGCGGGCACTCAGGAATTGTTAATATTATTACGCCCCAAAATTATGGGGTTATACAGCGGCGCACTAGTAATTCTGCTGGTGCTACTGCTACAGGCTCAAGGCACAGCTCTACTATAGATGTGAAGAATAATATTGGGCTGATACCGAAAGGTACATTCATTCAGTTCAGTGGGCACTCAAAGGTTTACATGACTACCTCTGATCTTAATGGGTCAGGCACTGTAGGAGTTTTCCCTAGTCTGCGTGCAGCTGTTGATAATGAGGTTATGAAGCATCGTGATGATGTTATTATGCCGTGTAAATTAGAGACGTCTACCGTTGTTGGTATGGCTTACACTGACGGTATTCTTATGGATAATGGAACAATTACACTTTTGGAGAATTTATGATTACTTTGTCTCCTAGAATTATTGCTCTACTCAGTCACCCAGTTATTGAACCTTTCTATTTGGTTCAGATAGACGGAAACACACGTCTTACTACATACCCGGCGGAAATAGCGCTGTCTGACGGTAAAGTGTATATTCCGGGGCACTTAGTTTCTTTGGACCCACCAAAGCTGTCTAGCTCTGTAGATAGGGAGGCTTACAAAATCACTATTGCAGACCCAAACATGGAGTATGGTGCTATGTTTGAGGACGGGATGGTTGGTGTGGACGTAGAAGTTAGAGTAGGTTTTATCGATCAAGAAACAGGTTTACCTGAGCTTGACGCAAACAACACATTCCTTATTTACAAGGGTGTTACAGATGGTCTGTCTTATCAGATCAATATCGAAGAGGTAGGTGAGTCGATTGCTACAATTACTTGTACTAGCCCTATGGCTAACCTGGATATGGCTAAACCATTTCACACAAGTAAAGACTTTATACGTAATCTGAATCCGGCAGATTCTAGTTTTGATCAAATATATGAAGGGGCTGGTACAGTTCAGCTCAAATGGGGGAAAGCATAATGGGATTTCTATCAACAGTCGTTATCGGCTCGCTAACAATTGGTAATATTATTACGCTAGCATCTATCGCTTTTCAAATTGTTCAGGCAAAGAAAGCACGTAAGGCGGCTAAGGCTGCAGCTGAAGCTCGTAAGGGTTTCGAGATGGTAGTAGAGGGTGACATCTCTACCCTACCTATTGTTTACGGTAAAGCATTAGTTGGTGGTACTCGTGTGTTCCACATGACAGCGAGTAATTTTAAGTACGCTGCTACTAACGCTGACAAAGTGTTTAACATCGGACCTCCAGGTAAGCCTGCTGGTTCCTATAACTACATGCGCTATAATGAGGATACCCAGGCTTTCGAGGAGGCTACACAGACCTACCCCGCTGTCCCGGATGGGTACCTTAATCGAGACTTGTCTGGTAATAAGAATGAGTTCTTGCTCTTCCAGCAAGCTATCTGCCAAGGAGAAATTAGCAGGGTATGGGATATTGTTATCAATGAGAGCCAATACATTGATGATCCTTCTTTAGGTAGAGGTTCTGCAGCATCTAGCATCAACCCATTTGAATCTACTGTTAAGTCAGCCTTTAGAGCTGATATCCATTACAAGGGAGGCGTGGCCGATGCACTGATGTCAGCTAATGCGTCGCAGCGTTCTAGCGCTTTGTTTACAGAGTCAGCCTATGCGACTATTGCTATACGTCTCGATCGGGATGACCCTCAATTTAATGGTGTCCCTATCGTACAGTTCTTAGTGGAAGGTTCTAAAGTACGCAAGGTTCAGAATGGGGCACTTACCGCAGGTAGGGAGTACTCAAACAATCCTGCTTGGTGCTTGCTAGATTATCTACTGCACGCACGTAGCGGTAAGAATCTTGATCTGTCCCAGATTGATCTTGCTAGCTTTGAGCAAGCAGCAGCTGTATGCGACACTATTGTTCAGCGTAACGTGTATACTGGTGGTCGTATTTACCAGCCTACCGATAAGTCACGAAATATCGTGCAGCGTGATCTTCCGCTGTATGAGTGCAATATCATTATTGACGTAGCTAAACCTATCCGTGAGAACGTAGAGGCTATTCTGGCAACTATGGGTGATGCTCGTTTAGTATGGTCTAGCGGTAAATACAAGTTGTTGCTCCAGTACCCTACCAGTAACGAGGTAATCTCAACTGCAGCTACTATCACTGATGATGATATTGTCAGGGAGACACCTGTAGAGATTAACTGGCCTACTGCTAGCGAACGCTTAAACCACTGTACTGTTCGTTTCAATAATGAAGCTGAAGGTTTCAAAGAAGACTCTGTGTCGTGGCCGCCTAAGAATCCAGGTCAATATTGGAAAGGTGTGGGAGGTAAGAAATACACACCTGTATCTGGCTGGAATGATAACGACAACAATAAGCTACTGAATAGCTACGGCGTATGGGATGGTAGTGGCGAAACTGCTTCCTTCCGGTGGCTAATTATCCCGAAAGTTACAGGTACGTATATTCTAAAGGGTGTGATTGATGACGTTGGCAGTATTACTATCATTGGTGCGGGTACTTTAGCGCTTGATGGGGCTGCTAGGCAAACCACTGTTAATCTAGTTAAGGATACTCAGTACACCATTACTGCAGAAGCTAACAATAGCCGTGGCGGTCTTAAGGGTATGGCAGGCATCTTGATCAGCCCTGACGGTAACACTTTCTGGACTTCCCGTGATGATAGCTACAGCGCTTACATCCAAGTGTCTACGAGCAACGCTGTGTACTTAGAGATGAAGCAAGAGGATAATAACCTTGAGCTTGAGACGGATGTATTTGCGGAGGGTATCACTGACTATTACCACGCCATTGCAAAGGCAGAAGAGCTTGTACGTACTAGCCGCTCGGCTTTTGGTGTTAAGTTTGCGTTTGCTATTAAGGATAGATATCTTGAGCCTGGTGACATTGTTAAGATCCAGAGTGAGACACTGAAGCTCGGCCTATCCGGTGATTTGTTTGTAAGAGTCAACGAAGTAAAAGTCTCTGAAAATGGGAATTGCGAAGTTAGCGGTACTAGGTTTGACTGGACACAGCTTGCTTGGAATGTCAAGGATGATGAGTACCTACGCCCAGGCAATGCTTATGAGTTTACTATCCCTGCACCTCAGGAGCTGACCTTTAAAGTTGGTAACAATGAAATTAAAGGCTCTGCAGGTACCCTAGAGTGGTCCCACGTTAGCGATTCACGTAGAGTAGGCTATGCCCTTTACGCTCACGTAGCCGGTGATATGGGTACAGATGGCCGTCCAGTATTTAATGAGATTGGTAGAGCTACTAGCAACAAATTTGCGCTAACATCGTACATTGAAACTTCAATGATCTTTGGTGTTAAGACAGTGTCCTCTACCGGCGCGATGTCCAGCATGACAGTTACTAGCTACACTAGCGCTGAGCTTCTTATTGGACCTAAGCCTCCAACAGTAACTACGTTAGGGCTTGTAGTTGCAGGTGATCAGAGGGACTCTGTCAAGGTTAACTGGGTAATTCCAGCAAAACGGGCGGATAACACCGACTACTCAGACCACTATGTAACTAATATCTTCCGCAGCAAGACTAATAACTTTGCTACAGCCAAGCGAGTAGCTCAGGTTGAAGGTACTGAGTTTACTGAGCGGCCTACTGAATTCGGGAATTTGTTCTACTGGGTTCAACTGGTGTCCCTGCGAGCAGTTCGAGGAGATGCTAGCGCTTCTGCAACTATCAACGTTAAGCCTGTTGTTATAGGGGAAGACCTCACCCCTACGCCTACGCCCACAGGTTTTGCGGTTACGGCCTTGTTTAGTAACTATCAGCTAATGTGGGATAATCCTGTCTACACTATTGGCGGGGGTCACTCTAGAACTTTGATCTATGCCAGGGAGTGGCCTGAAAATACAGCGCAACCTGCGTTTAGCGAAAGCTTCCTAGTTGGTAGCGCTATCGGTACAATCCATAACTACCCTGGCAAGCTAGGTACTAGAATGATATTCTGGGTTTCTTGGCAAAGTCTAGGTGGAGGTAAGTCTGCTGTACCTGCAGGACCTATTGCTGTCAAAACAGGCCTTATCGGAAATGCTGATCTTGGTGACCTAATTATTGAAGCTGACAACATCGCAGAAAATGGGGTAAATTTATCTAAATTCGCTGAAGGTATTGAGCCTGTTAAGATTGTGACTTCTCTACCTATTACTAAACAGACCGAGGTAGTTGTGTTTGAAGGTAAGATCTACAGGTGGAATGTTGATAAATATACCGCTGAAGTAGCTACTGTTGATCTAACCGGTCAGATCACTAATACACAAATTAGCGATGACTCAATTAGCACTCCTAAGCTTCGCGCAGGATCTATCTCAACGGATAAGCTAGCTGCTAATGCTGTGACCGCTGGTAAGATTGCAGCTGATAGTATTGTGGCGGGGCATCTGCAGGCGGGTATTATCTCAACGGATAAGCTAGCCGCTAATGCTGTGACTGCTGATAAGATAGCCGCGAATGCTATTGTAGCCGGTTCAGCCGCGATTGCTAACGGTGCAATTCGTAACGCTTTGATCGAGAATGGTGCAATTGACAACGCTAAGATTGCTAATGCCGCTATTACTACCGCAAAAATTGGTGAAGCTCAAGTAGACACTTTGAGGATTGGACCAAACATGGTTACAGTACCTAGTGGTGCTACGGGTGTCTTAGGTCAAGTAGCTGCTACCTATGTGTATATGGAACATCCAGGGCGAATTATGCTTATTGTTACTGCTAATTGGCAAGCTCAGAATAATAGCTTATCTACAGGGACAATTACTCCAATATGCGCGGGGCAAGCAGGACCTGCAGTGAGCATCTCAATGCCTCAGGGCTTCTCTGGTGCAGCGACAGCTATGGGTATCTTTGATGTGCCTGCTGGAAACCATTATTGTTACGCTGATGTATCAAATACAGGCCAACGGATCCCTAGCTCAAACGGTATTATTGCGATTGGAATTAAAAGATGATAGAAAAATATATTTTATACGAGTTGGCCACTGGTCGGATTATATCCTCTGGTAGCTCCTATAAGCCTGAGCTTTTAGCTATGGAAGGTCAAGCCGTACTTAAAGATGCCACACTTCATGATCTAGCTGGCTATTATATAGCTGATAGGGAGATCAGGGCTAAGGGTAACCCTCCTTCTGAATTTCATAAGTTTGACTACTCCACCAAACAGTGGGTTGACCCTAGAAGCTTGCAGGACTTTAAAGATGCACAATGGGAGCAAGTCAAGCTACAGCGGAGTAATACAGAGTTCTCTGTGTTTAAGTTTCAGGGGGTATACTATGACTGTGACCGCGTATCCCAATCACGTATCCAGGGAGCTGTGCAGCTAGCAAGCATAGCATTGGCAAATAACCAAACAGTTGTGCAAGAGTGGACTACAGCAGATAACTCTGTTGTCTCTCTTAATGCTACGGATTTAATTAACCTAGGCCTACAGCTTGGTTTATTTGTTAACAAGGTCCATGATTATGGTAGAGTATTACGTGCTAGAATAGATGCAGCTGACTCAAGCCTAGACGTACAAAAAGTTCTATGGGATGAGGCGGAGTTTAACGCTACTTTACAATGAGCTTCTCACTAAAGAGACCTACAACAGTAGCTGAGGTTACTGGGTGTATAGATTTATATTTCGCACTCAATGACTTCAGCTTTCTCCCTGCTAGTAGGCTTAAATCTATAAGAGAGTTAAGTACTGCTGTGAGAATGAATAAATTTGTTCTCATGGCATTACTTGACGATAAAATTGTAGGCTGGATCTATGCGAGAGAGGCAAATATCTCTCATATTGAAAATTCAGTGCTACAACAATATTATTATGCTAGTAATTTAACTGGCGTAAGAGCTGTAAAGCTACTATCAGTATTACATCAGGCTATGTTTGATTATGCTGAGGATAAAGGGTTTGAGTTAGTTATGTCTAGTGGGAGCCATATGGACTCTAAGAATGTTCTTACTAGAGTGCTAGCTAAAGATGGGTGGGATACTCGTGGGTATCTCGCTGTTAAGAAGACTAAACATTTTAAGGAGAGATAATGGCACGCTCTAAGATCTCGTCTCCTACACGAGACCTAATCACAGATGATGGATCTGTACTTCTTTCTGTAGTTCAAGGTGAACAACCGCATTTGGAGTTTACAATTGGTTGGCTCACAAATATGAATGGCTTTAATGTACACGCACGACTGGTCGAGGGTGACAATGATGGGGAAGGTACTAAGCCTACGTCAATTAAGACCGGTGGTGTTAAGCTATTGCTAAGCAAGGATAATGGATTTATTCGTGGAGTAGACGATGGTGATAACAAGTTCACTGTCGTTATTCCTTATAACGTATCCACCGGGATGCTACCACAGCCCGCACCTAATAAATCAGTTTATATGTTCATTGATCTTGAAATTGGAGAGCCAGGTACCGGGAGTAATGCTAACCCAATTGGCGAAGCAGCTACTCCTGACAAACAGATCTGGAAACCCATACGCGGACTGGTAGAAGTCTTGTATTCACCCACTGAAGGGGTTTAATAAATGTATAATCTGTCTATCTCAGGTAATGAGTATAACTTATCTCTCTTAAGTAATAAGTACGAAGTTAATCTAGCGGGCATTGGTGCCCAAGGTGCTACTGGAGCTACTGCCTACCAAAGTGCGGTGGCAGGTGGGTTTGTAGGTACGGAGGCTGAATTTAATGCATACATATCTCACCTCAGCGACTACGCGGCTTCTGCTCAGAAGGCCGCAACTTCAGCCGTAACCTCTGCTACTAGTGCCAGTGATAGCGCTACGTCTGCAGCTGCTAGCAAGGTAGATGCGCTAGCTAGTGCTGAGAGCGCTAGCGTTAGCGCTACTAATGCTGCTACAGGCGCTGCCACTGCTGTAACAGGCGCTGCCACTGCTACCGCTAAGGCTAGTGAAGCCTCTGCAAGTGCTGCTGCTGCTCTAGCTAGTGAAGGTAATGCCGCGACAAGCGCTGCTACTGCTAGCTCCAAGGCAAATGAGGCTTCCACTAGCGCAAATAACTCTGCTACTAGCGCAACTACAGCTACTTCCAAAGCAAATGAGGCCTCCACTAGTGCAACTACAGCTGCTGCTAAGGCAAGCGAGGCTATTACAAGCGCCACTGCGGCGGCTACTAGTGCAAGTGAAGCCGATACTAGTGCAACTACAGCTACTACTAAGGCAAGTGAAGCTGCTACAAATGCAACTACAGCTACTACTAAGGCAAGTGAATCGGCTACGTCAGCGACACAATCAGCGGCATCTGCCTTGTCTGCTTCACTCAGCGCAGCTACAGCTACTACTCAGGCGGGCATCTCCACAGACCAAGCCAATCTGGCAAAAGACTGGGCCACCAAGACTTCTGCTGAAGTAGTAGTTGGTGAGGGCTATGGTGCCAAGAAGTATGCAAACGATGCAAAGGCTTCTGAAACCATTGCCACCACAAAAGCCACTGAAGCTAGTGCCAGTGCTCTCAAGTCTAGCAGCTGGGCAGACACAGGTTTTAATCAAGAAGTCGAGGCAGGTAGGTATTCTGCCAAACACTGGGCCTTGCAAGCTCAAGCATCTGTTACAGGTACACTTGTTTACAGAGGCTCATTTAATGCGGCCCCAGGTGTCTACCCCTCTAGCCCATTGCTAGGAGACTACTATAAGATCACTACTGCAGGCATATTGGGAGGCTTAGCTCATGCCCCTGGAGATAGTATTATATATAATGGTACGGATTGGGACAAGATCGACTCGACGGATGCGGTGACCTCTGTTGCCGGTCGTGTTGGTAACGTGGTGCTGACAAAAGCAGACGTGGGCCTTGACAGTGTGGACAACACCAGCGACGCAAATAAGCCAATAAGCACCGCCACCCAGACAGCCTTGAATGCCAAGGTCGATAAGGTAGCAGGCAAGCAGCTTAGTACCGAGGACTACACGACTGCTGAGAAAAGCAAGCTCTCGGGTGTTGCAGCGGGTGCGAACAACTACTCTCACCCAGAAGGCGACGGCAACTGGCACGTTCCAGCCACGGGAACCACCAACAACGGCAAAGTGCTCAAAGCTGGCAGCACTGCCGGGTCTGCCGCATGGGGAAACGTAGATTACAGCGAGGTGACGAACAGGCCTACGCTTGGAACTGCTGCGTCTAGGGATGTGGCAGATTTACTGGCAAAAATGCCGGTCAATATTTCTGGCGCTACGACAGATTTTAATTCGCTCACTCTGTCTGGCTTGTATAACCTTTATAACACTCAAAGCGCAACAGGCGCACCGCCATTTAGCTACGGTGTTATGTTTGTAATTGGAAGCAACCGAGCAGGGTCAACATTCGCCGCTCAAATTGCAATCGACAAATCCACTGGAGATACTTACACTAGAGGCCAGAATGATACTTCGACAAATTGGTCTGCATGGCAAAAAGGGTGGAACTCAAATAACGACGGTGCAGGATCGGGGCTTGATTCAGATTTACTGGATGGGCAGCACGGCAGCTTCTACCAAAACGCTAGTAACTTAACAGCAGGCACAGTTCCAGAGCCGCGAATACCTGCGCTTCCCATCAGCAAAATCACCGATTTGCAGACTGCGCTTAACGGCAAACAAGCAGCTCTAGGCTTCACACCGATTCAGCAGGGCGGGCCTGCCGGGTACGGGACGAGCAAGGTTTATATAGGTTGGGCTAATGACGGTAGTGGTTTGCTGTGCCAAGTAGATGCCACCAACTTCGGCAAGTCGTGGCCGATCAACGTCACAGGTACAGCCGCAACGGTTGCTAACCATTATGTCTCGTCAGCAGTGCAACAGACTGGGGACATTGGTGCTGCCTTTACGGATTGGAGCACCACGGCTGCTGCGGCAGTACAGATAAATACCCCCAACTCAAGTGCAGCTTACATGGTCTGGAGAGCGACACGCTGGGGTGCGCGACACGTTGCGGCTATGCATGTTTACGAGGGGAGCATGACTGTCACAATGTCCGTGGGCAACCTCAATAACTTTATATGGGACGGAAATGGCAACTTCACCGCTACCGGCAACGTCAACGCGCTATCCGACATTCGCCTCAAGACCGACTTGACCAAGATCGAAGGTGCCTTGGGTAAGGTGTGTGCTATCAACGGCTACACCTACACCCGCAAGGACACAGGTGCGCGCCAAACCGGCGTTGTCGCCCAGGAAGTGCAAAAGGTGCTGCCTGAGGCTGTAATGGAAAACGGGGAAAACCTTGCTGTTGCCTACGGGAACATGGTCGGACTCCTAATCGAAGCCATCAAGGAACTCAAGGCCGAGGTGGATCAGCTGAAAGGAAAATAATGGCAAACGTCGACTACTCTTACGAAATTGTACTTGTTGATCCGGCTTCCAAGTGCATGGCTATTAACTACACAGCTGAAGGCTTCGCACCCATGCAGATCGGCGTTCGCCTTCCCTACGAAGGAGAGGATGTTGAGGCGGTTATTCGTCAATACGCCCCGGTAAACCTGTGGGGAGTGAATAACGCCCCAGTGGTAATCCCTGTGGCAGGCGTCAAGGGTACATTCAATGCCTCTTCGCCGCCTTCGCTTGAGGAACAGATTGCTGTATTTGACGCCGCACTGGTGGCATACCTGGATGCAACAGCACGCGAACGCCGCTACGACAACCGGGTAACTTGCGCTTTACGTGCGGGTTACCCAGGCCCGTTTCAAGCGGAAGGCATTGCTTTCGCAAGCTGGATGGATCAATGCAATGCTCTGGCCTACAGCCTGCTGGCCGAGGTGGTTGCTGGAACTCGCCCGCTGCCTGAAAGCCCGCAAGCTCTGATTGATCTGATGCCAGCAATGAAGTGGCCGGAGGGGGCAGAGTGACTGTCAAAAAATGGATATTTCAAATTCTTATAGCAATTGATCAACTGCTTAACGCTATAACTGGTGGCTATGCGGATGAGACCTTGTCTGCTAGAGCTTATCGTATGCGAGCTAAGGGTCAACCCTACTGGGGTTGGGCAGCTAACGCCATTGATGAGCTGTTCTTTTGGCAGGAGGGTCACTGTGAACTCGCATACCTTGCTGAAGTAAGGCGAAGGCAGTTTCCACCGGGAGAATATAAGGCGTAATGCCATTAGAAAGGTAAGATAATGGCAGATAAAGATATTGACCCTGTCAAGGTAATAAAAGAGGAGTTCCCTGATGGGGAGCTGCGTGAGCATCTAGAATATCTCAAGACCGCCTATCTTAAGTACCAGAAGCGCCAGAAAATGATTGGATCCGTAGTGGACAAAGTAGTTACTGGTGTCTCCATGGCCGTACTGGTCTTCATAGGTAACGCAGTACTTACTGAAGTCAAACGCTGGTTGGCCAGATGATATAGGAGAAACAGATAATGTTTAAATGGATATTCAATAAATTCGTACCTTCCATTGGATCAATACTTTTGTGTTTGGGGATCTTAGCGTCGGCTAAGGTGCTTGAACCGATAGTATTGCCTGTAGTGGAAGAGTTTCGAATTTCTGAGATAAGTTATCGTAGTGACAAAGTGGTGGTATCAGGGACATTGAACCAGTTGCGTGGTTGCTCGTTTGTTGATGTGAACGCCTATGCGATTTACGAAAACAAAGAGATTCCCAAAGAGTTACTGAGCTATACATTTATGGATTCAAGCCCTGGCTCCCGCTCTATTGGTAAGCAAACATGGGGGCCATGGCGTATTGAGCTTCCTGTTATGAGGGCTACAAGCCAAATTGAACTCACAGCAACATATCGGTGTCATTCATTATGGGATACTCATGTTGTGCTAACTAAGTTTCTTGTTGTTTAGGAGTTAGTAATCTATATGCTAAATTGGATTAAATCTATCATTGAGAAGGTAGACACTATTGCTGAGTGGAAAGCTATTTGGTACTCATTGACCCGAAGCCGTACTGTAGTGATCTTTGGTGGCGCCCTCATGGGTGTACTCGCTTTGTTCTACACAGACCCTTCTCCTGGAGCTGGCGTGACACTTTCGCTACTGCTTGGTGGTGTAGCCGCCATCATTGGCGTAGCGCTAGCACATATTTGCCGTAAAGCGCTGTTTGACTATAAGAGCGCGGATATGAGTAAACTGTTTGAACAAGCAGGTAAGTCGTCTACGGGCTCTGGTTTAGCTCTCATTGCGATCAGTATTGTGCTTGCAAGCTTCTTAATGCTGTTTAGCGGTTTTGCTAGAGCCGAATCTCCAGTCAAGCCGTACGCTACTATTGAGGAGCAGGTGATTTCTGGTGTACACCCGGTAGTGGCGGAATATATGCTACCTACGACCAAACCTCTGGCCCAGGGTGCCCGCCTTGTGGTGCCCCATGTCCTACCCCC